TGATGAAGGTGAATGCCGCCTACACATCTAGGCGGTGTCACGTGTGTCAGACCGACCTGGACATGAGCGACTACAGCAGCCCGGTATGTGAATCGTGCGGTATCACCCATCATCGTGACCTGAATGCCGCAGCGAACATCGCTCAGAGAGTGAACGTCAAGAAGGCTTGTCAGACCAGGAAGCGTCACGCCACGAAGACTAAGCGTATCAGGAGGTCAAAGTGTCAGTTAAAGCCGCTGAAGCATCCTGGTACGAAGAACAGACCAACACCCAAGGCTCCGCAGAACCAGAAGAAGAGAAAAACCAGTATTCTTAATTATCCACCTCTTCCAAAGAAGGAGGTGAGTGTGAGGATGTGCCCCGCAGATCATAGGGTTTCTGCGGTGGACCATAGAGGAGACTCGTGGTTTCAGACAACCAGCGGCACGACAGTTCCGAAGAATAATCAGTCTACTGCAAATACAGTAGATGTGGTTTATACTAGGGAATAGTCATACTCTCACTATTCTCTTTCTTGTTTTCTATATGGAATAGTTTCTGCTCCACTTACCAGTAGAGATATTCCATGAGTTAAGACAGAAGCAAGAAGATACCGGAGGAAAGTCTTAATGATCCTCAAAAAAGAATCTCCTGGAGCAGTGTATGCTGACACCTCTGGTAAGTCTTCTGTGCTGGCGTCAACCTCACGTCAGAACAGAGGAGTACTCTCTGGTCTGATGACTTTCATGGCTGTATTCTTTGTTGTTGTGGCCTCTGTCGCTGGAGGTCTGTCAGCGGAATACAGGAGACAGCAGGTTGAGGCTATTGACTGGACGCAGTGGCTCATGTGTGAGGTTCTTCCCGAGTCAGCGAAAGAGGTTTATCAGTACGCCAACTCCAAGGATCTGCAGTTCAACCTTCGTTCAAAGAGTGCTGTCACCTCTGGTATTGATGACGTGGATCAGGGTCTGAACTGGCTGCTTGAAGGAACAGGATCAGATTTCAAGACGGTCAATGAGGCTATTCTTGGCTACAGTCTCTACCCTCAGGCAGCGGCCACACCTGAAGAGCAGAAGAAAAAAGAGGAGAAGGACAAGCAGAACCAGCAACAAGGACAGCAGCAGGACAGTGAAACCAAGGGTGTTCCAAATGGTGGTAACTATGTCAACCCCTATGACCGTTTTGGTGTTGCTGGACTGAACTTCTCAGGGTATCAAGGCGAATGGAAATACTTCGTCATTGATGCTTGCAAGAAGGACGGAGAACCAAGCGACCCTAAGGCTGGTTTGTTCTATCAGACACGACTTGAGCCAAGGAGCGGCTGGGAGGACATCGGTAACTCCAAGGACGTAAGAACAAAGCAGTTCTCGGCGAATCCAACCTATCCTATTGTTGCTGCGTCGTTTAACACGATAGCCAACATGATCTTCAGTATCACTAAGATTATTGTGACACTGACGATTGCCTTCATTAACTTCTCGCTGACAGATGTTGTCACTACACTTGGTCTTGACAGTGTTATTGGCGGAAAGAGCGGTGTCTTCACATCACTTTTCAATGGAGTGTTCACACCACTAGTCGCTCTCGCGTTCATTGCGACTGCCTGCTGGATCTTCTGGATCGGTGTTATCAAGAAGCAGTACAGAGAGTCAGTCACAGGTGTTGCCAGAGCAATTGCCATGTTCTGTCTGGCAATTGTCATCAGTCTCAACCCTCTGCAGTACATCACTATCCCTAACAACGCTGCTGTTATCCTTGAGGCCGCTATTCTCTCCTCAATGAACTCCAACCTGCTTGGCGGTTCAGACATGTGTGCAACAGATGTTGGGCAGGTGAACTCCAACCTGCTTGTCTCAAAAGGTAAGGATGAGCAGGGGCAACTTGACGAGGCTGCTCAGAACATCAAGAGCGTCATTGGGTGCAAGTTGTGGCAGAACCTTCTCTTCAAGCCCTGGACAGAAGGACAGTTCGGAACAGACTACAACAACCTGTGGGCCAACGGAAAGAAGGCCGACTGGGCTCCAGAAGGTGCTCAGGAACTCGGTAACGCCAATGATGAGATGGTTGGTCATGCTGATGTTCCACTAGGTGCCAATAAGACTATCAATAACTGGGGTGTATACCAGGTCTCTGCTCAGACAAGCGCTCATGCTGTCACTGATGGTGACGGTAAGAAGATGGTTCCAGTCAATGGTGTAGCGCCAGACTGGTACCGTATCGTTGACGCTCTGTCCAACTATGACGAGGAGGAGGTCAGTGAGGACACACAGGTCAACAAGTCAGGGGCAACTGAGGCTGTCAAGTACAAGGCGCCCAAGGAGGCGAACAAGCCTCTTGCATACTGGGATACATGGGTGGGTAACTCTATTGGAAGTCGTTACACATCCTCACTGTCGTCAATTCTTATTGCCCTGATCGCCTGTGCCAGCCTGATTCTTCTAGGTGGATTGACAGCCGTCTACACCTTAGGAATGACGATAGCAATGGCTTTTGCGCCCATATTCTTGCTGCTGGGCTGCTGGGCAGGTATTGGATGGAACATCTTCAAAGGATACGCTGGAATGGTGTGGCAGACCTTCTCGTCACGAGTCATGTCCACACTCCTGCTGATTTTCAATGTCATTCTTGTATCCAACATCCTTGACATGGCAAGCACCATCTCCTGGGGAAAGATGGTGACTCTGCTGATGATTCTGACTGTTGCCATCTTCAAGGGAAGAAACAAGATTATTAACGCATTCTCTACTGTCAACTTTGGCGGCGCTGACTTGAGCACTACTGCTAAGGCTGCTTTCAGGAAGACAGCAGACATCACTATGGCGCCACTGAAGACCAGCGGAAGGTTCGCCTCATCTGCCCTTGGTGGAGGTTTTGGCGCTAGGAAGGCTGGAGGAACCTTCACACGAGGTATGGGCGCTGGTATAGGCCAGGAAATCAGCAACCTGGCTTATCGCTCCAAGGGCTTGCGTCATCTAAAGACCACATATGATGAGCAGGCAACAGCACTTGGTAAGAACAACCCTCTTGCTGGTGAGAAGTACTGTGCCAAGTGTGGTAAGAAACTGGACTACGAGATGGACGAACGTGGTACAGAGATGTTCATTGGTGGTCGAGACGGGAATGGTAACCTTATCTGCCGACAGTGCCTGGAAGACATCAATGATCCAGACGTGGATGAGGTCAAGTTCCCTCGTCGAACAGAGCGCAAGATAAAGGACATGAAGCGTGAGAAGGACAAGCAGCGCATGAGGATTGCTGACGCCTACCGCAAGCGCTTTACCTACAAGTCAGCATATGGTGAAGAATTTGCTCACACGACGGATGCTGTACTTCAGAACGCAAAGGAAGGCAGAAGACAACAGGGAGAAGCAGAACTCAGAAGAATGATGGCTGTTGTCAAGAATGACATCAGTGAGCATGAGAATGCTGTCTTGGCTAAGAACTATGCTGAGTTTGACAACCCTAACAGAAAGAAGCCAGACAAGATCGAGAATGCTAGAACAACCATCACTGCTGAGATTCCAAAAGAAATTGAAAGATATGTTGACAAGAACGCTTTGCAGGCTGCTTGGGCGTCACAGAACTATGACTACGTGCTGATGACTTATGTTGCTGCCTGGGTTGTCTGGTATCAGGAGAACACTGGACAGAAGTACTCGGCTGATCTTGATGAGACGTTCAAGGCGGTCAAGGAGAGTAAACTCGATTCCTTTGATAGGGCTGAGTTGAAGCGTTTTGCTGAGATGAACTCAAAAGAGAACGATGAGAATAATAGCGACTCGGACAAGAGGAAGAGTGATGACGAGTGAGTATGTCTGATGTCTATGTCATGAACAAGATGATTGCACTGAATGAGTGTATACGTATTCATCATGACGTCAAGAACTCTGAACTTGGTATTGATCCTCCCTCATTCATTCCTGATGAGTTAATCTATCTTGTTGATGATGAGGAGATTGATCGTCTCTGGTACTTTCAGAACTATGATGAGGTTCGGCGTATCTTTGGCAAGTTCTGGATACAGATTACTGAGAGCAATACCTGCACGCCTGTTGAAATGAGCCTACAGGAAATTATTGATAAATCAAAGCAATCATTAAAACAATGATATTTCGCCATAAAGTTGGCATACTATCGTATAACTTCAGCAAAGGAAAAACACTTATGGGTCTTCTTGACAACGCAAAAAAGAGACTGCAACGATTCGGCGAGGAGACCATCTCAGAGACGGACAAGGACCTTCCTGAGCCAGATGAGAAGAACAGTCACTCTGGTATCATGGGTGGACTGAAGTCAAAGATACCCAACCTTGGCAAGTCGTTCCATATAGACCCTGATGACACTGCTGACAAGGTTATCAGTAAGCACGAGGAGGAGTATCACAAGATGATGCCTTCCTCTGGAGAACCTGTTCCTTCAGTGCAGGAGGGTCGTATACAGGACGTGCTGGAACTTCTTGACATTCCTCCGACGTTTGAAGTCAGTAACGTTGTGCTTCTTCCTGAGGACTTCGATGGGATCGACTTCCAGATCCAGATTCCTGAAGGATACGAGCCCAGCGAGGTTGAGGCTTTCAAGGATCGTGCAAGAAAGAGCACAAAGGAACTAGTCGATCTTCTTAAACTCAGGAACAAGCATGTTGCACAACTGGCCTCAACGATTGACAGGTTACAGGTTGATGCCAACAACTTGAAGTTCGATGCTGAGGTTGCCAACGGTATCAACATCATGCCAACAGACTCCATCGCAGATCTTGAGAACGAGTTGATGGAACTCAGACTGCTCACAAGACAGTTGCAGGACGAGAACAACCGACTCTCAAAGGGCGGATCTGCTGAAGGATATGAGCAGGTTGTTGACAGTCAGATGAGTGATCAGGTCTCGTTGCTGACTCGTGAGAACGATGAGTTGAGAGAAGAGATCTACACCTTGAAGAACCAGTTGGCCGTGTACATGGATGATGACAACAGTATTCCGTCACAGTCATCACACAGGGTCGTCTCTACTCCTATGGGCTCGATCAGCAGACCAGATGATAACAGTTACACATCAGGTCAGTTGTCTTCTGGTTCTGTGTTCCACTCTGACGAGGACGAGAGCCTTGACGAGTTCTTGGAGAGCAACAAGAGTTTCTATGAGTCACAGAACATGAGTGATGACGATGATGACGAGTTGGACAGAATCTTTAACGGAGGATAAGGATCTTCCGATTCTTTGAAACTCTCGTCAGCCGATTAAACTAAACTCCTCATTTCTCTGTACTTTTAACAGAAAGACTATACTTAATCATGTCAGTTCTTACTACCATTCTGTCATCTCCTGTGCTCTCATTTGAGTTCCCGTTCATTGTCGTTGTGCTGCTTCTGGCGCGGTTCACTAAGATTGATCCGCTCAGATACAGTGGTATACTGGTTGTTCTTACAGCAGCAAAGATGGTGATAGCACACCTCTCTGGCAACGACCTTCTTCTTGTCCCAGTGCTTGTGTCATCTCTTGTGTCCATGTTGGTTGTGGTGCTTGTTGCTGGTCTGCTTGGAACCAGGATGGGGACAGACAACTACAAGTCACTACTTGGTGGAAGTGTCATGTTCCCCTGGTACCTTGGTATGGACTACTCTCTTGTCTACATCTTCGTGTCTCTTGCTGTGTTGTCTGTTGTCTCTCTGTGGAAGACATACAGTGGTTTCTGGTCCAACGGACACAGGATGATGAAAAAAGACAGAGCGAAGAAAGAATTGTCTGAAGATGAGTACAACAATGTTATAAAGAAAGCGAGCACTATTTTCGCTTTACCTCTCATCGTGTCATCTTTCCTTGTGATAGCAATACTTTCGTTATAGTCTATTATTCCTGAGTCACTATTAGATAAAACCTGTGCCAGATAAAACAAAGGCACAGGTTTTGATATTTGAACATATTTCAAAAGTATTTCTTCAAGCATGAGGTTGCCAATGAGAAGCAAGGAAAAGAGCGCGTTCGCTAGTGATGACTCACTCACGGCTGACGAGATGCTGTCAGAGACCCTGAGTGAGACTAGTGATAGCAGTCCGTCCTCAAAAGACGTTGTTGTCGAGGATGAGATTGACAAGGAGAACAAACGCAAGAAGCGCAAGATTATCCTGTTCTCATCTCTTGGTGCTGCCCTGACAGTAGGTATTGTCACAGGAACAGTATTTCTGGGCTCGTCACTGCATCATTTTGGTCACGCCAAGCCCGGTGCCAGTTCCTCAGCAACAGCCGAGGTGACTTCTGCTGGTCAGGTTGCAGTCCCGACAGACGATCCTAATGCTTCTCAGAACTTCGCCAGAGAGAATCCCATTCCTTTTGAGCATGAGAAGTGGCAGGCTGCACCATACACAGCACAGGTTACTGGTAAGGACAAGTCAAGCCAGGTTCCAAATGATGATCTGAGATCAAACATCTTGTCCTCTGTGGCTAAAGGTTCTCTTGATGGTGGTGGTCTGGCATCAGCCGCAAGCACTCTTCCGTCAGAGGCTGCAGGGTTCACTTCTGACCTTGACAAGCAGACGATGGAGGATGGTACACCCAACCCCATGTTCTCCTACTGGACTGAGGAGCAGTTCAGTGCTGAGGTTGGAATCATGACAGAGAGGCTGCTCAATCCTGTCTTCGGTGGGTGGGAGAACTACCAGTACCCTGAGTACAAGGCCAACACTGAGTTTGACACAGCACTGTTGTCAGACCTGTTCACAAGCAACTGGTCTGAGTCCAACTCTGCTAAGCCTCACAGTGATTACGTGCCGGTCCTGGCCGACTGGAACTCTGACAACTATGGCGGTAAGTACAATTTGACAGATGTTGCCAGGTGGTTTGGCAAGGTGACATCAAGCAGCACAACCTTCACATATGATGAGTCCAAGTTGAACTACACCGCAACCTATGAGGCCAAGGTCAAGTTCACAGCATGGACCAAGGATCAGAAGAAGGTTGAGAGGACAGGAACACTGACTCTTAACCTTGTTCCGGCAGTAACACAAGAATATGGAAACAACACGAGCAACAGGGTACTGATTGACTCAGGATCCCTAAGGATGGATGACTGAAACATGAGAAAGGGAAGATTCTTCGGAAAGGCTGGCGCCATCGGTCTTCTGGTCGCCGCCTTAGGTCTGGGTCTGTCAGCACCCACAGCGGCCGCGTCTGACAACTCTGGTGGTCTCGGTGGTGGGGCCGGTGGCGGAACCGTCAACAGTGCCTACTGGGTGAGCGCAACCGGCTCAAACGCATACAACGTCTTCAAGGCCAAGAGTGGTCAGGGCAACACGTTTGAGAGCAAGTTGCAGAGGTCTGGTGCTGACATCAACATCTGTAAGCGCTCAAATGTCATCTGGTGGGTCCAGTCCTCAAGCGGGTTCTGGGTTCACAACTGGACTGGAGCGACGCACGGTCCAAGAATGTCTATTGGTGCCAGTATTGAGGGTCCTTACTCGGTATCTGGGCGTCCACCAACAGGTAGCGAGGTGACACAGTTCCTTTCCTGGGATCGTTGGAGCAACGGGCACAGGGTTGACTCTCAGCCAGGATACACAGTTATCTGCGGTGGAGCGTTCCTTCGTGCTGACGAGTGGCGTAACTATGTTCAGCAGAGGCAGACCAGTGACACAGACACATATGACGTGACAAACACATACGCCATCACATCAACTGTCACTCCAAGAAAGGTTGATGGTCAGTACCCTGGCAACGGAGAGTTTGAGGCTCAGAGCAAGGTAACCAAGACCAATTTTGGGAAACTCTATGACTCTCTGGTGACAGGCGCCAAGATGTCACCCAGCGAGGTTCGACAGAAGGTTGCTGAGGCTGTAAACAAGGACAAGACCGGCACCTTTGACTCGTCTGTGGATCTCAGTGACAAGAACCAGAAGGCTTTCGCCAAGGGTGGAATCCTGGATGTCTCTCAGTACCAGACCAGAGCAACCTTGAAGGTGGCTAGAACTGTCATCCACTACCAGCAGCGTGAGTGCAAGGACAAGAGGACATGGAACTCCTACTGGGGTACGTGGAACGCTTGGCAGAACTCTTCCTGTACTAACTGGCACACCGTTAAGGACAGTGTTGGTGCACTGGGAGTCACCAAGAATGCTCAGACCCCGCAGAAGAAGTCTTTCTTCCAGATGCTCTCAGTTCACTGCAACAAGGATGCTTTTGACGCTCTGATTGCATCAACCAACGCTGAGGTCGTCAGTGTTGGTGACTCCGAGCGTGGTCTTTCAGCAGTCGCTAAGTCTCAGGTGAGAAGCAGCCAGCCTGTTCACACTGATTTCGGTGACCCGAGCAATCCTGACGGAAACGCTGCTGCATCAGGACACATCTCATTCTTCGACAAGGAGTGCCCGTTCGACTGCACAGCCAGTTCAGCCAAGAACGCTGGAGCCTCTGACAAGAATGACGCCATCAGCAACCAGGGAACTCCAGGAGCATCTGGTAACGGTGGTCTGAACGGTGCTCAGTCCGAGGGTCTGTCAACGAACTCCTTTGAGATGTTCCGTGACAACAAGATGCGTGAGATCAGGCTGGACACATGGTACCCGAAGAGCACCGACATTGTTCACTACAACGGTGCTGCGCCAAGGACCACAACAGTGTCTCGCTGGTCCGAGGGAACACCTGACACCACAGGTAAGAACGGTGGTAAGTTCACCATGGAGGCTGTAGGATCCAGTGGCAAGGGTGTCAACGTCTTTGGAACAGGTCAGACACCTGCTGCGAACCAGAGGAACTGGGACAAGGGACTGTTCTCCAACAGTACCGCCAGTGTGATGGATGGGTTCTACAACAAGTTCAAGGTTGGTGCATCCTGGGCTTCAGAAGAGGGTAAGCCTCAGATTCTCAACGTCAAGTGGGAGTATGCTCCAGATGTCAGCACAACATTCCCGTCAAAGATCGGGTTTGAGACCAGTGGTGATGGCAACAGGTTCAATGCAGTCACTCGCAACAACGTTGAGCAGACAGCGCCTATCGAGGGTAAGTGCTACTCGACGTTTGGTACAGACACAAGTGGTAGTACCAAGGACCTGTTTAGAGACAACACCGGTACTGGAACAACCAACAACATTGATGGTAGGATTATTGGAGGAACCGATAACCCAAGTACTGTGTCAACAAATGTTGTCATTAACTTTGTCAGATCTACAACAGAATGACACGTGATATGTTATGACAATCCTAGATGATATGATTGTTTAGGATTGTTGCCTAGTGGGGCTGAGCAATGGCGTCAGATCGTTACTCAGCCCCACCAGTTTGTTGACCACAGGAAGTCAGATAGAGCATCTGTTACCTAAAAACCATGAGATTTAGGTACTTGATGGAGGTGAGAAGGTAGATAGTCATGAGAAAGATGAAGAGTTTCTTTGGAAGCCTGGATCTCAGCGTGTTCAAGATTGCTGGAGCAGCACTGGCGGCAATCACTGTTGCCTTGTTGTCTTCGTACCTTACTGGCTACGTGTCCAGCCTGATTCTTGCTGGCATGGCGTCTGTTGTCACTGCTATCGCCTCAGAGTTCTATCGTGCCGTGCTTTCTGTTACTTCCAAAAACGCTGTTGCAGCAGCCAAGAGAACCGTGTCATCGTCGTCGTTGCTCTCAACTGTTAGTATACAGGATGGTGATACAGAGGAGATTCCAGTAGTTGGAAACGAGGTGAGTACAGATAGCGACTCCAGTATGCCAGCAGAGAGCCATGTAAGCAATTCTGAGGGCATAGAGGTTGACAAGAGCACTCTGATGGGCAAAATCGTTTCTGTCCTCCCTGAGTGGCTGACAAGCGCTGATCCAAGGAAGGTCAAGAGGATACTGAGACACACTAGCATGTTCATGGCAACCATGTTCATAACCATTGGAGCAACATGCTTGATTGTCAGTGCTATCAAGGGTGAGCCTGTCTACAAGACCATCGTGACGACAAACAGCGCTGATGTGGACGCTCTTAAAGAGAGGATTGCCAACTTGGAGGCAGAACATCAGAAGAATGGTGGATCATCTTCACCCGCAGAGACATCAAGTACTGAGAAGTCAGCGTCTTCCCGGCCATCCACAGCATCCTCTGCAAGCAAGCAGTCATCTCATGACAGTACATCTGACAGCAGTGAATCAGAGGGTCAGTCTGGATCGGACAAGGACAGCAGCATTCAGAACAACCAGAACTCTGAGAGCAAGTCAGACAGCAGTTCTGGATACAAGTCAAATCCTGGTTCTGGCAACAAGGCTCAGGTCGGTGGATCGTCCCAGCACAAGCAGAGCGGGCAACAGAACTCACAGCAAAGTCAACCTGACTCAGAGCAGAACAAGGCAGGTGTCTCTCAGGACTCGTCTGAGCAGAACCAGAACACGGAGAACAGCGGTGGCAACAACTCTGACTCTGGTCAAGATGTCAACAACCAGAACGACAAGGCGAATCCTGCTCCAGAGATTCCAGCATCAGATAACAAACAACCATAGACAATCTTATCTTGACCAGCAGAAGGGATCTCTGGCCCATGTTGTTAGAATGTCAGGTAGTGCATATTCTGCTCGCACTACCTGACATTTTTGCTACAGGGATATTTTCGAGCAGTACTGGTGATAGATGTAAGGAGTCGCAGGTGTCTGCAAGTAAGAAGGTTGCAAGGAGAATGAAGTTCTCTGACTACCGAGATGATCCAGAGATCAAGTTTCCTGCTGTCAGATGGATTCTTAACAAGAAGATCTTCTATGCCATTGCTGCGCTGATTGCTGTTGCTCTGGTGGTCTATATGGCTAGTCAGGGTCAGACCTCCTACAAGAAGATTGTGTCAGCACCAAAGACGACATCTCCTTATCAGAACGTGGCTGCATCAGACTCTCCTGGTACTCAGTGGGCCAAGGCACTGCTTGCCGAAAATCCGGCATCTGTTCCTCAGTGGGAGGTGGTGTCTGGTGGTACGCCTCAGCACCCTCTGCCAAATGATGTCTGTAAGCAGGAGCAGGTGCCTGACTCTGTTGCTGGATCTGTCTCTGCCAAGGGTTCTGGTGTCGCAGTGACTGTTCAGGTGTATGGTGCTGGTCAGGCTGCTGCACAGTTTGACAACTACATCAAGAGGTGGTCGAAGTGCTTGAAGGACTTTGAGCAGAAGCCTGGAGTCTCAGACGCGACTGTCTACACGTTCAGCAATGGATTTGTCATGGTCTCTGGTGATGCGATTCTTGGAGCAACCGCATCAGACTCAGGTATGAGAGACAAACTTCTCTCCTACTACCAGACCAAGGTTCCTGAGACGTTGAGGGCTACTCAGTGCCTGAGTCTGACATCAGCATCTGCTGACAGCCTGCGAAACCTCTTCTACCACCCCAACGACTACACTGGGCTCAAGAAGAGCGAGAGCATCAAGACTCAGGTTGACACCAGCAACCAAGCCACCCCGTTACCGCAAGGTCTACAGAGTGTCAGCAATCCTGACGCTGAGGAGCCTGAAGCCCCACTACCTGATGGATTCCCCTCCTTGCCTGGTGAGGTCGCCAAGCCGACACGTCCAGAAGGCGTTTCTGATAACTCTGACTTCAGTGAGACAGCCACCTATCAGATTGAGGACATGAATGGTCCTGGATGCGGATGGGCATGGTCTGGTCAGAAGATGCCTGTCTACAATGCTGGTGAACTTGCCAACGCTCAGAAGAAGTCTATTGGTAAGGCTCAGGATGACGCCAACCACAAGGCTGTTGGATACATGCAGGCTCGTCACAACTGGTCAGGATCGATGCTCAACTATGTCTCACAGGTTGACTCGTGGAACAGGTATGTGTCACAGGTGAATGCTGTGCATGACAAGTGGTCTTGGCTCAACAATGAGCGTTCTCTTATTGAGGGCTCGTGGAGGCAGTATGTCACAGACCATAACGACTGGTTCACCTTTGACGACAGAAAGAAGGCTGCTAAGTTGAAGTTTGATCAAGAGACTCTTGCCTGCAACACCGCTAACGAGAACCTTGCCAAGTGGGAGCAGCAGTACGGAGAGGCATGGAAGAAGGAGCAGGAGAGGGCCGCTAGAGAGAACGGTGGAAAGACACCAGCCCCAACACCGTCTCCAAGCGCTACTGCACCACCAACTGCACTGAGGTTCCCAAACTCCAACCCAACTCCTACACCTACTGCTGACAGTGGTAGCAACCCGAAGATTCCAGACAAGCCAACAGGTTGCACAAACCCGCCTGTGAAGGATGAGATCCTGGATCAGGAGAAGCCAGCAGAGCCTCAGCCTCCTGTCATTCCTAACGGAGTCACTATCCCGAACTCATGGCCTCAACCGAACAAGTGAGTTTGTTGTCAAAAATCACATAATTATCACAGATCTCCCAAGATGATGAGACTCAGATCACTATCTTGGGAGATTTGTAGTTAAGATGTACCTAGACGAGGGCTCTGAACAGCAACCAGCGGCCTTTGTTGGATGCTCAAGCCATGACTGTGCATGAGTAGGCAAGTATAAGATACAGACATTTAGGGGATTGAAACATGGCTTTTCCAATGGAGTTGTTTTTTGGAACAGTTGGTCAGGTTCGAGAGAAGCGAGTTGTAGGGAAGGATGATCGTAGCGTTATCAACTTCTCTGTTGCTTACACACCACGCGCCAAGAACTCATCTGGTGAGTGGGTTGACAAGCAGACTATCTGGCGTGAGTGCACTGTATGGGGCAAGCAGGCTGACTACGTTGAGGCGTCATTCCGCAAGGGTGACCGTGTGTTTGTCTATGGTCAGTTGAATGTTGGTGACCCGTACACTGACAAGAACGGTGATGAGCACCCTGGACGTGAATTCATCCTGGTTGAGGAGACTGGTCTGTCGGTTCTCTTCAGTCCTGCACACTCTGACCGTGAGGCCAGGAACTCTTCTGGATCCAGTGCCTCTCCTAAGCGTCGTTCATCTGGCAGCAGTGCTCCTGCTAAGAGGAAGTCTGCCCCCAAGGCCAAGGATGATGACTTCGGTTCAGACGACTGGAGTGACGGTGACGACTGGGCTGACTCTGTTGACGAGGACGACCCGCCGTTCTGACAGGCATTTTAGCCAGTGATTGCATAAGTCGATCATACTAAGGGTGGTGGTTGATTGCTGGTGTAGTCATGATGCAAAACCGGTGTAGCAGATGAGCCATGATTTCTGAGAGATGAAGTCATGGTTCATCTGCTTTTCTGAGATGATTGTTCGTTAACATAGAAGGTAGAGATATACCTGTTCTGTCATAGCCATTCACGAGCAGATGGCATATGAGACAGAGATTTTATTTGAAAAGGAATGGTTCTATGAGCATCAGAGGAACAGACGGAAACACTGTTGGCAGGCGACCAGTAGTGGCTTCAAGAATGGGTGGCGATACGGTATCAACTCCTCCGCCACCTACAAGGGAGGATGTTGAGTCAGCACGTCAGCAGCAGTTCGCAGTTCCTGAGTACACTGACACTGTGTCTGACTATGTTGCTGTTCCGTTTGACGAGAACGTTATAGGTCATCCACATTCATTCTCAGAGAGTACCGATTCCTCTCAGATGTCGAATCAGAATCAAGAATCTTTTCAGGAAGACAACAGATCGCTGTCTGTCAAGGCTCCTAAGAATCCTGTCTTCAAGGACGTGTTCAGTAACGGAGAGGCGTCCTCTGGGGATCTTCCTAGTGCCAGCAAATTCACAGACTTTCTGTCCAAGGACATTGCAAGAGCAAAACTGGTCAAGATTCTTGCTGGAACTGTTTTTATCGTTGGTATTGTCGTGATAGTTGCACTTGGTTACATGGCTTCCAGGCCAAGTGCTCCCAAGTCTGGTGCTACTCCTACAGCAACAACCAACCAGCAGGCAAGTCCTGGAGCAGTTCTTGGTAGTGGTGTTGTTGGTGGTTTTGAGAATCCTGTTGCATCAAAGTTAAAAGACCTTCCTACTCCAAGTGCCTCCCAGATTAAGGCTGATGTCTCTGAGTCGTCTATCACGTTGTCGTCAGGATATGTCGTCTCCTTCAAGGGTTTCAAGAACACTCCAGCACAGTCCTCTTGCACAGTGGACCAGCCAACAGACTTCTGCTTCTCTGGCACAGTCTCCAAGGATGACGTCAATGGAAAAATCTACGCTCTTCGTGATGCTGTTCACAGTCGTCTACTGGATGGAGGACTGGACTATAAGGAGTCAGGTAAGCCGAACACTATTGCTGCTGGTACGCTAACAATCACCACTGACGCCTCTGGAAGCAGGACGCCAGCAGTCGTTATCGCAACAGGTGATGGGGCTGGTGTCATGGTGACTACAGGAAGCCAGAAAGAGGCTGAGGCGCTGATGAAGTCTGTTGAGATCACCAAGCACTGACAGAGTTAGATCCTAAACGCTGAGTAGATATGTTAACTCTAGGGTCAGTTTTTATGAGGAAGGTCTAACTGATACATGTTGACACAAGCAGGTATACTTGCAGCATTATATGTCATTGTCATGCCTATAGTTCTTCGTCTTGCTGCAGTAGTTCACAAGAAGATGGTGACAGACAGGCTGATCGAGAAGGCCGGTAAAAACGCTGCTGCTCTGGATAAGATCAAGCCGCCTATCTGGAACCAGTGGAAGGAACGTCTGAGTTACCTTATCAAGGAGGACAAGCGCCTGGCTTCGTTCGGATCCAAGAAGAAAGACGATAAGGAAGAACCACCTGAGAGCGGTATCACTAACAAGCAGGTCTTCTTTCTGATTCTCCTGGTTGGGCTAGGATGCTTCGTTTCTCCGTCGTTCGGAACCTCGTGGTGGATGCTTGCTGCTGGATCGCTCTTGTTCTTCGTTGGTGTCTCTGTCGGAATGAGCATGGCGAAACCAGTCGTTGAGGCCAGAAAGAGCACTTTGGACAGAATGTTTGAAATCGCTTCAAAGCGCCTTGGACAAAGCCTTGAGTTCAAGAAGAATCCTGGTGAGGTTATCAAGGTTCTCAAGTGGGAGAATGAGATTGATGCTGTAAGGATCCAGTTCAATGTGCCAGACAACTTCGATCACGAGATGGGAGGCGAAGGATTTCTCAGGCAACTCAACCAGATCTTCGGTCAAGTGAGAACATTCGTTCCCGATGACAGCGATCCAGAGCATCCAGGATGGGACCGCAGCAAGGGCGTGCTGACAATCTACGCTGTTCCACCACTACCACAGATTGCACACTGGTCAGCACACTACATCGACACTCCTGGTGTTGCTCCATCGTTCTTTCCTATCGGTCTCACAGTGTCTCAGAAAGCCTCTCTGGCTATTCCGAATCCAGAGACAGGTGAGGTTGAGCATGTTGTTGGGTTTGACCTTGCAGGAGAGCAGAAGGACTACGCCAAGAAGCATGGTCTTGAGTTTGACGACAACATTGCGTCAGCAAGCCCCATGGTTCTGATTGCCGGAAGTACTGGTGGTGGCAAGGCCATGGCTTCTGACACCCTTGTTATTGTCAGAGTCAGAAGGAAGAAGTGATATGTCACGTTTTCTTGGGTACAGCAAGTTTGACACGGCGAATGGACCTGGGGTCAGGGTATCTATCTTCTTCTCTGGATGTTCTTTCAGGTGTAAGGGGTGCTGGTCTGCGACGGCTCAGAATCCTCGCATGGGTGAAGAGTTTACTGGAAGCACTGTTGACATGGTTCTGAGTGACTGTGACCATCCTTCTGTTGCTGGTCTCTCTGTTCTAGGTGGAGAGCCTTTTGAGAACATGGAAGCAGTAGAGAGTCTATTGAAAGCATTCAGAGACAGGTTTGGTGACACCAAGACTGTCTGGATGTGGACAGGATTTTATTGGGATGAGATCATGCAGGATCCAGCAAAGACTCGACTGCTTCAATATATTGATGTATTAGTTGACGGAAGATTTGAGATTTCTCAGAAAGACACCAGACTGCGTTTTAGGGGATCATCAAATCAGTCTGTTATTGATGTCAAGAAGTCGATTAAAGCAGATGAGGTTGTTTGGTGGAATGGAATAACATTAGGGGAATAAGATAAAATATTGTAAAAATAATACACCTTATTATTTTAAATAAGGTGTATTATTTTTTTGTTGTTATTTCAACGAAAAACTAGGCACTTGTATGGAAGGAGCGGTTTATGATGTCAATTTTTTGTTCGTCGGTAAGTTTAACGAAGTTAACAGCGTATCCGCTTACTCTTACGGTTAAATTGGGATAATTTTCTGGATTTTTCATTGCGTCAATTAATGTTTCTCTGTCTAATACGTTAATGTTAGCATGATAAAGACCCTTAACCCCTCCATTTGATTCTCTTTGAGACTTCATTGAATTAAGACGTTCTTCAAATGTAGGCATTATATAGACGCTCCTATCTAGAGGATTGATGGAGGATAAGCCCCTAGAGATATATCTACACTAAGAGATAGTGCAACATAGATACTTATACATAAGACCATACATACAATATGAGTAGAGGTTGATGTCATGTCCGACTGTAAGCACAGAAGTCCTGAGGACGGGGTATGGAGAAAGTGTGAGGGTGTTGAGAAGTGTTCTTACAGGAAACGTGGCATCCAACTCGAGCACGCTTCTAGTCAACAGGAGATTGATCAGATTGAAGCCCGTCTTGCTGGCGTCAGTGATGATGGTTTGGGTGGGTCTTCTGTCGTATCTGAACCACCTCTTCCTGAAGATGCTCTCAGGTATGACTCAGAGAAGATTGATCTCGCTAAAAGTACTTATGAGAGATACATGAGCGAGGGCAAGATTCAATCCGCTTCTGTTGATGGATTCAAGCAGGTCCTTGACTTCGACATACCGAAGACAGGCATGATTGTCCGTGACACCAAGGACTTGAGCAAGATGTACTACACTTACAACAATCCTTATGGTGGTGTAGAGTACTTCAATACTGAGACTGGAGAAAAACGTCAAGGATGCAGTGCTAGTGGATCTGACTTCAGGTACACTATAGAAGGTTTTCCTGTTGACAAGAAAGATGGCGCTCGATTCAGTGACGCCGACTTCTGGAGCGCAACTATGCACAGCAAGTCAGCGTTTCATTTGGCAAGTAATCAAACCGATGCGTTAGGTAGTCAGATTCAGAGAAAACTCAACTCACATGGTCTTCGTCTGACTTCTGTGTCTGTTTCTGACAGTAGACCGAATCACTTCAAGTATGATGGTTTTGTTGATGTATGTGCTGCTGACAAGGATGGTAGAAAATACTATGCTCGTGTCAATCTGGAGACAGGAGATGTTGTCAGCCGGAACGACAGCACCAAAGATGACAATACGAAGGCTCTTGAAGAAGCCATTAAGACTACAGACAAAGCGTTTAGAATGAGCGCTCACAGATGTTACCTAAAGAAGGTTGATGCTGACAGAAGGCGTGACAGAATTGCTGATGAGTACTACTATGGGTGAGTTAAATCAGATTGAGCAAATCTTATAACAGATAGTTATAGGTTGATCGATCCCTCTGCTCTCACCTCTGGTTAAGATGATCCTAGTTTACTCTTGCGGCTATCTTTCAGAGGTGAGTTTTTATGTATATTGATGACAGAAACATTACTGCACTAGAACCAGAACAGGACATCACCACACAGTATCCTGTCAAAGCCTCTGTGGCAGCAGAAGACATCAAGGACGTAGTTGTGGTTGGCTCTGGTCCAGCAGGGCTTTCAGCAGCCTTGTACACGTCTCGTGCAGGTCTGTCTACATCTGTTGTCAAAGGACTGACTGCTGGTGGGCTTGTGACCTCTACTGAGGAGATCGACAACTACCTTGGTATGCCTGGTGTCTCTGGTATAGACATGTCTGAGAAGTTCTTGGGGCACTTTCAGATGTTTGGTGCTCAGATGATTGACGGGGTTGTGGACAGGATTGTCAAGCGTGATGACGGCGTTTTTGAGACTCATCTGTCCGACACAGATGAAGCCTTGCTGTCCAGGTCCGTAGTGTTTGCTGCTGGTAGTGAACCTCGGAAACTAAGCGTTTCAGGTAGCGAACTCAGTGGAGTCTCATACTGTGCAACATGTGATGGCATGTTCTTTGCTGATGAGAGTGTGGCTGTTGTCGGTGGTGGTGAGAGTGCTGTTGAGGAGGCTTCATACCTTGCCAACCTGTGCAGTCGTGTTGACGTGTTCGTGAGGTCTTCATGGCGTGCCTCAAAGCCTGCTGTTGAGAGACTGAAGGCTCTTGCCAATGTCTTTGTTCATAAGGGCGTCAATGTCGCCGAGATCAAGGACAGTGGTAGTGGTGAGGTATCAGGAGTAGTTGGAACCGATGGAGTGACATACCCTGTATCTGGTGTGTTTGTAGCAGTAGGACAGATCCCTAACTCTCGTGCCGCTGATGGAAATGTTGAACTGTACAGCGATGGTTTCATTCACAAGTCCACTACTGAAGGCTTCTTTATTGCTGGGGATGTGTCAGATCCTGATTTCAGGCAGGTTGCTGTGGCTGTTGGTAGTGGAGCAAAGGCTGGTATCTCAGCTACCAGATTTGTCCTTTCAGATAAGTGAATAACAAACATAGAGAAGATGTTATAGGTATTGAACACAAAATAAGGAAGTGTTTTCAGTGACTGAAATGAATGACCTTCTGTCTGAACTTGGAAGCAAGACAGCGAAACTAGTGAACGATTTGTTTACCTTGTCATCAAATGAGGACGTGCAAGAATCTCTTGGAGTTTTTAGGAATAATCTTATTCAATCTACAGAGTTTGAGTGTAGAAACATTGAGAAGTTTGCCCTGCTTGCTGATGCTGGCAACCTGTTCGAGTCGATTCGTTCTCTTGTAGCAGATTCTGGACACATTCTTGGTGAGTGCTTCACTGACAGAGGTGACTCACGTGTTGGAGCTATTCGATCAAGAACGTTTGATGTGGTTGTTCTTAAGAGCCGAATTGAAGACATGATAGGTGTGGATACTCTTGGCCCTGACAACAAGAACTACCACAAGATTGACAACAATCTTCTGAGTTTCTTTGATGCATACAAGAGTGCTCTCAGTGGGGACACAGACAGGCAAGTATCTTCTCTCTGAATTGTAATGCCTTGCTGATTGCACTCAGAGGAATCTTTCTATAGATAAACACCTTAGATAGTGAAAGTCGTTTCATGATTTTTCTAGATGAGGTGTTTATCTATGTCTGCTAAGAAGTACCATGCCACACCAACAGGACAGATCAGGGAGTGCAAGGCTACTAAGAGGGCCTGTCGCTATGGACCTGCTCTTCATGGTAACACAAAAGATGAGGTCAAGCAGATCATAATTAATGATCTTGAGTCAAAACATGGTGCTTTTGCTGAGATCTATCGTCCACGTAAGAACGCTATGACGAAGCATCCTACAAAGAAGGGCAATGTGGTTCGTCGTGGTGTTGAGATGAGCAAGATTGATGCTGCTCTTAAAGACAACCTGATTCGTAGTGCTAATGAGATTATTAGCCGTCGAGCACACTCTGGTGACATTCTTCTGGCAAAGGCTAATCCTTCTGCCGCCGAGAGAAGACTGAAGAAGGCTGTTGACTTTGCTGATCAGCAGAACAACGGTCACCTTATGAAGACCTTGCAGAACTCAAAGGTACTGCCATCATCAAGGTTCAAGTCGAGTGACGGAACTGTTGTAGACACAGACACCTATCTTGATCGTGATGAGCAAATGTCTCGTGTTGACGATGAGAGAAAGAGGCTTGACAAGGTTGTGAAGGATTTTGTCTCCTCATCCAACCTAAAGAAACCCAGGTATGAGTTGGATGGTGAAATTGCTAAGGTGGTTATCAACGTCAAAGAGAACCAGCTGGACGAGGACTACCTGAAAACTCTTCCAGAATCATTGAAGAGAAAGATTCAGACCAGAAAACCAAAGGTTAGTCTGGATCTTGTCAGGCTGCATCTTGACAAGGAGACACAGGACAAGATTCTGACAAATTCACAGACAACAAATGTGGTTCTAGGATCTCGTCACGATGTTGGAAAGTATGTCGTTAATGCTGATACCAGTCTTCCTGGAAAGACAGATGAGGATAAGATGGATGCAGCATTGAATAACTATCAGCAGTTGTATGCTGATGCTCAGATCTCGTTTGGCATGAAGTACAGAGATCTAAAGAAGACAACAGGCTCTATGAACAATGTTATGAAGACTGCTGCCATACTAAACAATCCTGATGGAAGCACATACATTCCTGCTAGGGCGCTGAACAGGGGTGTGGTTATCAACAACAGACAGCAGGTCAACCAGACTAATGCGCGTAAGAACTTGACACCTGAGCAGTTGGCTCTTGTCAGTAACTATGAGTACAAGGTTGATGAGGATCTTGCTCGTCAGCATCTTTCTAAGGAGCAGTTCGATAAACTGTTTAGTGCACGTACTGCTTCTGTTAGAGTTACAGAGAAGTAGTTGGTGATATGAGAAGGCGTATACATTCTTTTTCTTGATGATGTGGAAGGTGACAGTGTATGGCAACATTTGTTGAGTCGCTTATTGATGGATATGAGGATCAGGGTTTTGGTCGTAAGATTGATGAGACCACTATCGCCTCCTACAGTAATGACACTGAGGTCTCTTTTGATGCTGAGTATGATGGTGATGACGTCTCAACTCTTGATGTCTACTCCAATGGAACTCACTTAGAGACGTTTGATGTCAGGGATGATAATTTTGTGGATCGTCTCAGTACACTGATGTCATCAGAACTTGACTTCTAAATCTATCGTTACTTTTGAATGAGTGAGTGCTAGGTGTTTGCATGATTGTGCACCTAGCACTCACTTTTTAGATAGGTAATTCTCTTCCTTTGTTCTTGGTAAGATTGTGTCAGAGTACTCTTAGGTAGTGAATGGAGTAGTGTATGTCTTTTCGTCCAGTAGAGAAACTGGTCAGTAGGTTCTTCAAGCCAAGTCAGGTTACTGTCCCTGATGACGTGACTCCTGGACAGGTTGTTGCCTCTGATGACGAGTTTGAGTATGTTGTCAAGAGGTTTGGGGATCTGGAGGTTGGTGACGAGATTCCTGATGACAATGATGATTGGGAGACTGTGGTTGAGGTGTATGACGAGCACCTTCCAGAGTCGATGTATGAAGTGACGACAGATGAGGGACAGGTTGTTGAGGTCTCTGGTAACCATCTGTGGTATGTTGAGACCTCTCTGGATCGTTCACTGCACGCTCACAGGCTTAAGAACTCAGCTAAGGTGCTGCAAAGATGCCTGTCTGAGGAGGTTGTTGAGGCATTTGAGATGATTGCCACAGATGATGACAACGAGTACCTGATTGAGACTATGCTCAAAGACATGATCGAGTTGTCCGAGTCACGTGACCCTGAGTTGCTGGGAGTGTTCTCACGTATCGCTGAGAGTGTTGGACATGTTTCTGAGAACAATGTGGTTGTGCAGGATCTTGAGACTGGCGAGCAGGAGGTGTCACGGATTGTTCGAGGTTATGATGCCAGACGTTTTGCTCAGCAGGTTCTTGCTCTGACTGGAATCAGGAAGTACAGGAGCCAGTGGCCTGTGATTGTTGGACGGATTGTGACCACTGAGGAGATTATTGGTACAGAGGACAGACCTGGACTGATGGAGTTCTTCGAGGTGTTCATTCCCTCAGCGAAGCAGTCATATGTCAACCAAAAGTGATATATGAGATCAGTAGCACACTTAAGTGACATTGACATCTCATAGTGTGTTGTCGTATGCTTTAAGACAAGATTCATCAACATCTCATGAGGAGAGATTTACTTTGAGTATCTACAACCCTGTACAGAACGCTGAGAGTGGTTTTGCTGTCACTCATCGTCGTGTCATGAACTGGCTGCTGGCTCAGTTCGCTATCATGGCTGTGGCGATGATGGTTATTGGCCCTCTCATCCCACCTGCAACAGTTAAGATCGTTGCTCTGATAACGGTTGGTGTTCTGATTGCGTCATCTTTTATCAAGATGACTCCAACTCTCGCCAAGGGTTTCGCCATTGGTATCCCTGCTGTTATTGGTGTGCTGATGTACAGTACTGTCAGTGCCTTCATCAGTGCTGGTGCAGGAAACCTGGTTGTCATGGCTGCTGGTGGAACTGCTATCATCTTTGGTGTGATGTCTGTTCTCGGGTACACCAGTGAAAAGAGCCTGGAGCACTGGTCTACCAAGTTGGGAGCAATTGTCCTTGGAGCCATTGTCCTGTCATTGGTGAACGTGTTCTTCTTGCACCTGCCTATTCTGTCACTCATTATTTCCATTGCGATGCTGATTGTCTTCTCGCTTTACGTGTTCATTGACATTCAGCGTATTCGTGACACCCCGAATGCCGATCAGATGACGGCTGCGATGCTTGCTCTCAACATCTTCATGGACATCATCAACCTGTTCCAGAGCCTGCTGAACATTCTCTCATACTTCAACGAGTGAGGTCTTTGTCAAGATAGCGATCTGATTTACTAATGGCTGGTGTCAAAGAACAGGCACCAGCCATTAGTGTTTAACATATAGATAAGCAATAGGAACATTGTTTGAGAGAGTTGTCAAAATACTCAATAGGCAAAACAATATACTGACTACTCACTGATTGACAAAACAAGGACACAAGATTCACAATGACTAGAAAGCACTATGACTCAGATACAAGACGATGGCTGGAGTGCTCTGCTGACATAAGAGAATGCCCGTATATTCACGCCAGCAGCCAGAAGGAGCAGGACGAGATTATGACGATGCTCTATGGCAGTAACGTCATGAGTGGAGCGTCTAGATCTTCTGTGTCTAACACCAGTAATGATGACTACATTGGTGGAGAACTGAGCAGATATGTGGATGTTGACCTTCTGAACAGGATGATTCAGGAGGGTTATGTCTCACAGCAGAAGCATCCTGACGACGACACACTGAGAGTCCTGTGCTACACCAAGGCTACTCAGTACTCCGCCAAGTGGAATGACGCCACCAAGACAGCACGTGGTCTCATTGTCCAGTCTTCTTACGAGAGTCTTAGTGATGCTCGTGTTGTCCAGTTGCCTTGGAAGAAGTTCTACACCTTGTCTCAGATGGTCGGATCTGACGGCAAGCCTGGCTGGGCGTTTGGCGATGAGGAGAACATGGCTGGCGCTGAGGAGTCGATCAAGTTGCTGAACTTTGACGCTCCAGCAGAGGTCACTGACAAGCGTGACGGCTCCATGCTGATCGCCTACCGTCATCCAGTAACAGGCGAGCCGTGCGTTGCCACAAAGGGTAGTTTCGCCTCGGATCAGGCTATAGACTACACCAACATGATTCTCAAGGATGACTCTCTTGGTGAGACGATGGATACGCTGCTGAGCAAGCATCCTGGAACCACTTTTGTGTTTGAGGGTACTGGTCCTGGGCCACATCAGATCATCCTGAAGTACGACAAGGACGACATTGGGATGATTGGAGCCATTGACAAGCATACTGGTCGTTACCAGAGCACACAGAAGTACAGGGACATCTGGGGTGATAGAACGGTTGCTGAGAGCATGTCAGCCAGCACCTTACGTGAGGCTCTTGCTCTGCCACCACGTGAGGGCAAGGAGGGTGTTGTGGTCAGGATCTTCAATCGTGATCCTGACAAGCAGATGCAGGTGAAGATAAAGCAGGATGACTACCTGGCTCTGCATCGTGCTTTCGCTGGTATGAGCAAGAGCGCAATCTTTGATCTGGTCTCTACCGGAAAGTATGAGTCCAGTGTCAGCAAGATTGGAGACCTCGGTAGGCGCAAGTTTGATCCAGTCGCCAGGATGTTCCAGAACGAGCATGACAAGATTATCCGTGAGGCTCGTGAGCAGTACGATTCACTGGACAAGAGCGGGACCAGGAAGGAGATCGCTGCAAGAGTCTCCAAGATGAGTCAGTCTGGGTTCGTGTTCAGTCTGCTTGACGGTCGTAATCCAGGAGAGCCAGGGTTCGAGAAGAAGGTCTGGAAGACAGTGAGGAAGAACCTGAAGGGCTCGCGTATCTGGGACGAGGAAGAGGAGTAGTTTTCTCAAAACACCAGCAATCATTCTTAGTGCTCCACCTAATCCGCTTTGATAGTGGTGGTTGTCACACGAAATTCAGAGCAGAATACCTGAGTTCATGTTGACAGAATGAGGGTGTGTGGTATGATTGCTGGTACAACGACCATATTGAGGTAAATCACCAGTTGCCAAAAGTGCTGGTGTTTTGCTGATAATAGAGACGTTGAGCGTCCTTGGGAAAGACCTTCCTGAGGGCGCTCTCTCATGAAAGAAAAGTCAACACCTGGAGAGGTATGTAGTAGGAGATTACAATGACAACAGTAGCGGAGAGTATCGCTCAGTTGGAGCAGATGGTTGGCAAGGGCCAGAGTGTTCTTGTCAACTCAGCGATGGAGGTCATGGATGTTGTTGCATGGTCTCGTGCTGTGACTTTGGTTGTTGCTAATGGTGCAGCGACACTTGTTCCACGTTCAGACGGGTCCTTGGTGAGAAGCCAGCACCTGTCAATTCCTCGTCCACTGGTTGTCAGTTTGAACCGCTATGTCTCCAAGCACAAGGGTGGCAGGAAGTTTGACCCTGACGCCAAGATTGCTAACTCTCTTGTCCACATCCGTGACAACTACACGTGCCAGTACTGTGGCAAGAGTGTTCCGAAGTCGCTTGCGACAGTTGACCACATTCTTCCAAGGTCTCGTGGTGGTCGTTCATCTTGGAGTAACCTGTGCACAGCGTGCCAGAAGTGCAACAACAAGAAGGGTGACATGACTCCTCAAGAGGCCGGAATGACTGTTCCGGTGATTCCTTCCTGGGAGAGTGTCAACAGGACAAAGCGGCTTCAGGATGTTGTCTACGCTGTCCTGACTGAAGGATGGTAGAAGTCCTTGTAGTCTTGTCAAGTAGCAACTGAGATTCCTTCTAAGCGCCGGGTGTGATTGTATTGTTCACACCCGGCACTTCTGTATCTGCTCTACTTTGATGAACCTGCTTCGTCCTTTTGCAGGTTTGTGTTGATATGACGCCGAAAGGTAGTTGACGTGACGACATTCATATGCTAAACTCGTCACAGATGAATGATTTTGAGTCATTTTTGAGGAGAAACAAGGTATGGCAGTGCCCACCAAGAACAAGCCTGTGATGTCTGACACCAGGCGTAATCGTGTGCTTTCACGACTACAGTACGCAACTGACGAGAAGGACATTGAGGCTGTCTACCGCGATCTGCTGCTGGATGCTGTCAAGAATGTTGAGGCGCCAGACAATGGTAGTGTCGGCAACGGTTTTGTATCCACTTTGAACGGTGTCAAGACCGACGGACTGCTCTTTGTGAGTTTTACCTCAGACGGGTTGTTTGACACTCGTGAGGACTACAGTATCCTTCTTGAAGTCAAGCAGGATCGCGTCTTCTCTGGTGAGACGGGACTGGAGCACCGTGCTCGTGTTCTGGTTCAGTGTACCTACTACATTCACAATCTTGTCTCTGGAGCAGACCCTGTTGAGGCTCCCCGAATTGTTGTGGTGGCTGATGAGGACGAGATCTTCGTTGTTCCAGGAGACACCCTGAAGGATCTTACTGACAGGACATGGAGTGACGATCCTGAGTGGAGTCTTGCGCCATCAAGCGCCTGGGAGAGCAATCATGGACTGCTCGACGCGATCAAGAACCTGCCGATTGTTGGAAACGTACCTGTTCACTCAGTCTATGACGAGAACAACAAGATCTCTCTTGATGTCAACAACCTGGCCTATGGTATCAGAAGCGTTGCATCTGGAAAGTCAACCGAGTTACTGAAGAATCGCATCAGTGCTGACAGTCTTGAGTCTGCGTTCATCAAGTTTCATATGAGCGTCTTTGGTGGTTTTGTAGGTAAGGACGCCTCCAAGAAGCAGATGGCTGTCTTTGTCAAGACTATTCTGAACGATCTGACCGCATATGTCCACCCTCGTATCCCTAACACCTTCGTCATGGAGGACAAGGGTCGTCAGACTGTTGTGAACGCTGTTGACGGATTCAGCGCTCATGAGTTCGAGGTGTGGCGCAACATGTATCGTTTCGGCGGATACTCTCTGAAAGAGAAGCAGGAGATTACTTCCATCTGTGACCGTCTGCTGGAGGAGAATGAGCGTCGATGGACTGGTGAGTTCTGGACTTCTTCTCTGTGGGCTAACGAGATGCACAGGATGCTCGAACAGGACCTTGGTAGTGACTGGCGTGAGAAGTATGTTGTCTGGGATCCTGCGTGTGGATCGAAGAACCTGACGAAAGACTACTCGTTCGGTCCAAACGGTGATAACAGTAACCTCTTTCTGTCAACTCTTCACACTGAGGAGATGATGATAGCAGAGGGCATCAACTCTGGTGCCCATGAGTTCCAGATGGACTTCCTGAATGATGACATGGGTATTCATGACACCTATCTCAGTCTTGTCAAGGAACAGGCTAAGGCTGAAAGAGATGCAGTCAATCTTGCGAACAGGAGGAACCGCGCACAGGCCAGGAAGTACCTGAAGAACAACGAGATTGAAGTCACAGAGGAGAGCATCACCAAGGTTATCTCTGAGCGTCTGATTGATGTTGTTGAGCCAAAGACGGACGACTCTTTTGCCAAGAAGATGACTCCTGAGTATCTGGCTGATTCTGTTCCGTCTGACCGCTGGGGTATTCCTGAGGAACTGGTGAAGGCTCTGAAAGAGAACAAACCCGTTGTCATCATTGGCAATCCTCCATATGGAACATCTGGTGGTAGCACCCGAACTGAGAACAAGTCTGGTATTACATCCACCAAGGTAAACAAGGAGATGGTTGCTCTTGGTTGTGGTGGTCATGCTGCTCAGGATCTTTGCACTCAGTTCTACTGGCGTGTTACGCTTCTGGCTAGGACGTTCGGGTACACTCAGGACTTCCATGTGGTCTTTTTCAGTAAGTCGTTCTTGACCTCTCCTGCGTTCAGTGGTATGGTTGATGACTTCACCAAGGACTTCAGGCTGGAGTCCGGGTTTGTTATGGATGCCAGCGAGTTCAACGGGACAGCAGGACGTTGGCCTATTCTCTGTTCTCACTGGGTCATTGACACCTCTAATGAACATGAGCCACAGACACAGTTCAGGTATGCTGTCAAGCGCAGGAATGTTGACAAGAACCTGAAACAGGTGTTCGTCACTGATGATGGTTTGTGCCTATTGAAGCGAGTCGATGACGCTAACCGTCTGTCCAGGATGATTCCTGCTCCAACAGGTGAGCACATTGACGACTATCCTGTCACGATTAACGGGTTCACTGACAAACTGGGTAACAACCTTCGTGGTCGGTCAACTGAAGGAGCGTTTGGGTTCCTGCAGAAGCGCGACACCTTCAAGGGTGCCGACCTGAAGACCAGCATGTTCACTATCACAAACCGTTCTGGCGATGGAGTGCCTGTTGACTCTGGTAACTTTGCTGAAGCATGTACTGTGTTTGCGGTCATTAAGAACTGCTACAAGGCTATCAAGGCTGAGGGTACTGACTGGGTTCATGATCGGGATGTCTTTGTCGGGATGACTGATGAGTTCACCAGTTCTGAGTCCTGCAAGGAGTTTGAGGCTGACTGTGTAACTCTGGCGCTGTTCAGTTCTGGTAGCCGTCAGACATCACTGAGTGGTTACAGTTCCAGAGGTAAGACCTGGGATGTTGACAACGAGTTCTTTCCTGTGTCCAGAAGGTTCATGGAGGACGTGGCTTTGGATAATCTGGATCAAGGTGGTTCACAGATGCTCTCAGAGATTCAGAGGTCTGACGAACGTTTTGCCTCAAAGTGGTTGGAGGATGCTGCAAAGTCTGGTAATCTGTCTGATAATGCTAGAAGTCTTTTGAGGACATGGGGCGAGATTCTTAAAGTCTCGTTCAAGTACCGTCATGAGTACGTCAACACTCCTGGTCGAACAGGGTATGGTCTTGATCGCTGGGACGCTGGGTTTATTCAGGTGTACAACATGTGTTTCAGCACTGACCGGTATCTTCCAGCAGCAAAGAAGGATAAGACATTGCAGGACTTGTGGGCAAGGTTCTGTGAGCAGCGACAGGCTCTTAGTGACTCTGTTGTTTCACAGTATAGAGAAGACACTGGTTTCTGATACTGAATCAGTTAGTAGATAGATGAAGGAGAATGACTTGGCAGAGAGTAAGACGAAGGAAGAGCGTCGCCAGGAAAGGCGTCAACGTGCAGCCGAGATGCGCAAGCAGGCAAAGAAGAAGGCGCGTCGGGATAAGATTGTCAGAGTATCGGCTCTTGTGTCTGTGATCGCTGTTCTAGTTGGACTAATAGGGTACATAGCGATTACTGCTCACAACAAGAAGGACTCTGACGGCTGGACACAGGCTGCCACACAACTGACTCCTAAGAACTTTGATGAGCACGGTGCTTTTCAGGTGAAGTCAGAGAATCTGAAGAGCAGTGCTACCAGAGTTGATGACTTCTTTGACCCTCTGTGTCCTGGTTGTGGTGCTGTTCATCGCGCTTCTGGTGACAGGATGAAGGAACTGGTGAAGTCTGGTGACATTGACTTGCGGCTGTCTCCTGTGTCGTTTCTGGATGAGGCGTCAACAGACAAGTACTCAACTCGTGCCATTAATGCCTTCGTGACTGTTGCTGAGAACAGCCCAGAGCACGCCTTAGACTTCCTGACAGCACTGTACCGCAAAGACTTCCAGCCACAGGAGGGTACTCAGAACTATGGGCAGAAGCCAGTAACAGATCAGGCTATTGTTGAGGCTGCTGTGGGTGAAGGAGTGCCAACAGATGTCGCCAAGACTATCCCTGAGCATCGTTATGCTGACTGGATTAAGAAGACGTCTGAGAAGCAGGTGAAGAGGTCAGACCTGTTCCCTGGTGGCTTCTCCACCCCTGCTATCTTCACTGGTGTTAAGTACAGTTCTGATGGCAAGGCTTCAGGAACGAAGATTGACTTCAAGAACAAGGACATTCTGAAGGCGTTCAATGAGGCGATTGGTGTGAAGTAGTAATACGCATCCACTAGAGAATCACACACGTATGAAGAGTTGTGATCTGTGCAAGAGGATTGATGTTGCACAGATCACAACTTTTCTGTTTGACATGGCGAGTGCTAACAGGGTAGTATGTACTCATCTGGAGATCATGACTGATTCTCTGGATTGGTACCTCAACATAACACTAACTACTTGTGCTGCATATGCCTCTGATAGAGCACTTTATGTAGCACCCGAACCAAGGAGAAGTACATGCGTCATCTGGTATCAGTCCAGACCATCACCGACATCACCCCTATTAAGAATGCTGATCGTATTGTCAACGCTCGTGTTCTTGGATGGAACGTCATTGTCAAGAAGGATCAGTTCTCAGTAGGTGACAAGATTGCCTACTTCGAGATCGACTCTCTTCTGCCTGAGACAGACCCTCGCTATACTACTTTTATGTCTCGCGGGGTTCGTAAGTACACTGATGAGGACGGCAACACCTCTTCAGGTCACGTTCTTCGTACAATGAAGATGCGGGGCGTGTACTCGCAGGGTCTTATCATGGGTCTTGACGAGATCGGTTTTACTCAGGAGCAGATTGACTCTCTTCCTGTTGGTGCTGACATCACCAAGGAGGCTGGAGTCATCAAGTATGAGGAGCCGCTTCCTGCTCAGGCTGGTGTCATTGGTAAGTTCAACGAGGCCATGGCTCCCAAGTCGGATGCTGAGCGTGTGCAGTCTCTTGCTGAGCACTGGGACGAGATTCTTGGGCTGAAGTGGATTCCCACGGTCAAGGTTGACGGAATGTCACAGACGTTTGCCAACATTGATGGCACAATTCACGCATACTCTCGTAACTGGGAGATTCCTACTGAGAACACTCTTGGTTACCAGATTGCTGAGCGAATTGGTATCGCTGATGTGCTTCGTGAGCATCCTGGTATGTCTGTTCAGGCTGAGTTGCTTGGTCCTGGAATCCAGAAGAACCGACTCAAGTTCGATACTGCTACCTTGAGGGTGTTCGCGGTCTATCAGGATGGTGAGAAGGTTGATCGTGAGCACTGGGACGAGCGTCTGTTGAAGGTTGCTGTTCCTGCTCTGGGCGATGACTGGATGCCGCGTGGTACGATTGACGAGATGATTGAGAAGGTCGCTACTCTTCGTGACAACGTGACCAAGGGTTGTCGTGATGAGGGTATCGTGTTCCATCTGGCTGCTGGTCAGGAGGTTCCGATGTGGATGGATAGGAACCGGAACTTCAAGATCATTTCTAACAAGTACCTGACCAAGCACAACATCTGACACCAAAGATAAGAGAACCAAGCGTGAGAAGATTCAAAAGTTCTTCTTGCGCCTGGTTCTCTTATTTGCAATGATTCTGTTTGCTCTGATTTGAGTATCTTCTATTGGTGGTTGACTTTTGTCACCTGAGAGTGTAGGATGTCACATGTCCCTGATGTAGGAGAGATTACAGGGCGTAGAGGAGAAGGTATGAAGCGTATCACGAATCAAGAGGCTGCTAAGTCACTTGGAACCGATGTTGAGTCACTGAAGAAGCAACTCCAGGGTAAGAAGAGGCGTAACGAGGCTTCTGTTAAGGCTTTACCTGAGATTAACAGCGATGAGGTTATCAAGCGTCGTATTCGTGATCTGACGACTCCTAACGGATGGATCCGAAAACTCACTCAGGAAGAACTGGGTATCTTCACAGAGACCGTTCTGACGGCTGTGAACCGTACTCCTGTGTTCCGTGAGGGGTTTGCGCTGCTCTCCCCGTTTGTTGACGCTACTGCTGAGACGTGCTACACAGACAAGCACGCTCGTGTTGGTCTGTCTTACCGGTTTCTGTATGCTTTGGATCCTAGTACTCGTGCAACCTGGCTGACTCATGAGGTCATGCACCTTCTGAACAACCACTTCACTCGTTTTGCGACGGTTGGTGTTCGTGCTGCACGTGCTAACATTGTTGGTGACCTTGAAATCAACACGTGTCTTCACGCCAATCGTACTATGACGACAAGTCACATGCTTCTTCCGCAGGACTATGACCTGAAGAAGTTTAAGACTATGGAGTGGTACAACGCTAACTGGAACGCTCAACTCGACCAGATCCTCAGCCGTGATGAGTCCAGGATGCAGCAGAGTGATGCGTCCTCGAGTCCCAGTTCTCCATCGCAACAAAGTGGATCTGGCGATCAGAGTTCAAATTCTGAGGATGACGGAAGTCTGCCAGATCAGATGAGCAGTGGTGGTGGATCTGGTGACAGTGATTCTGACAGTCAGGATCAGCAGTCTCAGAACGACTCTGGTGGCAGCGGCTCTGGATCAAGCAGCGATAGCCAGCAGTCCAGCGAGTCATCTCAGGGCTCTGGTGGCTCTTCACAGTCTCAGCCTGACGAGTGGAGCGATCCCAGTGATAGTGGCGGCTCTGGTCAGTCTCAGTCTGGATCCAGTAGCAGCCAGTCGCAAGGATCCAGTGGTTCTGGATCTGGTAGCCAGTCTGATGACAACAACTCAGGAGATGGTTCCCAGCAAGGAGATAGTGGATCCAGCAGCACTGGTTCTAATTCTTCTCAAAGCGGGAATGATGATGTCGGCACTGACCCAAGTTCCTCTCAGAGCGGAAACAACAGTAATGATGCCAATTCTGGCTCTCCTCAGGATGATGCTTCTGGTCAGTCTCAGAACGGTTCTGGAAATGGTGGTCAGCAGGAAGATGATGGTGACGACAATGAGCAGAGCGGTAACTCTGGTGGTTCATCATCTAAGAAGAAGCGTCGTGGTAGTAGGATCCAACTAGGTTCTGGCACTGATTTCTCGTCTCTTGGTCCTCAGTCTGGTGGATCTAACGGCCAGCAGCCTAACCCTAATAACAGTGGTTCAGGAGGCGGTGGCGGACAACAGCAGGGCGATCCTAGTGATGATGGTGGATCCTCTGGTAATGGTCAGCAGAGTGGCGGAGGTCAGTCAGGAAGCGGTTCAGGCTCTTCTGGTCAGTCAAGTCAGAATCAAGGACAGGATTCTGGATCTGAAGGTGATAATGGAGACAATCAGAACCAGCAGTCTGACAAGATCAGTGAGAGCAATGACCGGCTTGCTGAGGACATGAAGAGCAAGAACACGACTGGTCCTAATGAGAAGAGCATGACATGCGACACTTCAAACGACCTTCGTGAGCAGGCTGCTGATGCTGCTGGTATCGAGAGGAAGTCCAGTGCTACACAGGCTGCTGCTCGTGACAGCGTGAGAACCAGGATTGTTCAGGATCAAAACTCTCGTAGCCAGTCCTCTGACGGTTCCAGTGACGAGTTCCTGATGCTTGCTCTGAAACTGATGGGCACCCCCAAGGTCAAGTGGCAGACCATTCTTCGCCAGGATATTGCTAAGGCTTATGGCGAGATTATGGCTGGAAAGACGATTCGCACCTATCGTCGTCCGAACCGTCGTTTCGGTGGTGGTAAGAACCAACCGATTTTCAGGGGTTCCTCCGCTATCAAGCCTACTGTGATGATTGGTATTGACTCATCCGGGTCTATGTCTAACCCTGACTTCTCGGCTGTTATCACTGAGGTTGTGTCTGTTATCAAGGGCGCCAGCAAGACCAAGGGCGGTGTCGAGATGTTCTGCATCGACACAGATGTCAAGAGTATTGAGGTTGTCAACAACGTCAATAAGTTGAATCTCTCTGGCGGTGGTGGAACATGGATGCACTCTGGGTTTGAGTTCATCAAGTCTCTGCCTAACAAGAAGCAGCCTGACATCTTCATTTTGGCAACAGACGGCTACCTTGCTGATGAGGACTGGGAGCAGATCTACCATACAGTCACAGATCCTTCAACGAAGTTCAAGACGGTTATCCTTATCACTCAGAAGGATGCTTACCAGAACTGCCCAACGAAGTTGAAGCAGGCCACAACAGTCATTGACATTCACGCTGAGAAGTACAATGACTGAGATAATCTGACAAACAGGTCAACGTTTTCTGGAAGGTCACCTCTAGCACACTCCACTTGTTCAGTCAAGAACAGAATGTGTTTGCAGAGGTGACCTTCCTCATACTTTCGTTAAGATTGACTGTGACAGAGAAATCTTAGTGAAAGTGGTTGAAAATGCCTGTAAATGAGCGTGTTGCACAACTTGAGAAGATCTTTAAGGAGATGAACAAGGACAGTCTGTTTTCTGATCAGTACTCTGATGATGAACTGATTGTCAAATTGGGTAATCGTCCAAGCAAGCGTGTTCCGACTATCTCATCTGGAAGTGTTGTTCTGGACGCAAAACTTGGAGGAGGGTTTGGTCGTGGACGTGTTGTGGAGATCTATGGTCCTGAGTCATCTGGTAAGACTACTTTCGCCCTGACTGCTGTTGGTAACGTGCAGTCTGATGGTGGTACAGCACTGTTCATTGATGCTGAGAACGCTCTGGATCCTGTGTACGCGAAGAAACTGGGTGTTGACATTGACAACCTGTTCGTCGCTCAGCCATCTGCTGCTGAGACCGCTCTGGACCTGATTGTCAAGGCTGCTGAGTCCAGGGGTGTTGACATCATCGTTCTTGACTCGGTTGCTGCTCTGATTCCCCGTAAAGAGTTGGAGGGTGTCGCTGATGACCAGACTATTGGTGTTCTTGCCAGGCTGATGTCCAAGATGCTGAAGAGGATTGTTCAGGTTGCTGCCAACACAGGAACGACTGTGATCTTTATCAACCAGACTCGTGAGAAGATCGGGGTCATGTACGGTAACCCTGAGACCACGACTGGTGGGAACGCCTTGAAGTTCTACTGTACTCAGCGTATCCGTATGTCTCGTGGTAAGCCGATTATGGAGGGTAAGAACACCATTGGCCTAACACTGAAGTTCAAGATTGTCAAGAACAAGATTGCTCCGCCGTTCGCTGAGGGTGAGACAGTTCTTTCCTACGGTCACGGTATCAACCTGGCTGCTGAGATTGTTCTGGTTGGTCCTGACTACGGGATCATCACCAAGAACGGCAACACCTTGTACGAGACCGAGACTGGTGAGAAGTTGGGTGTTGGTCGTGCTAAGGCCACTGCCACTATTGAGAGTGACCCATCCATCCTGGTTCGTCTTAGGAAGGCTTTGAAGAAGAGCATTGAGGAGGCCGATGAGGATCCAGTCTCATCCCAGGCTGATGAGGATGACGCTCCAGAGGCAGTAGATGATGAACTGGCTCAGGATGAGCAGTACATTGAGAATGCTGACGAGGAGTGAGATACATCACTGACCAGAGACGCCAGTTGATCTGAGGAATTCTCTTAGTAACTGATGTTTCCGCTGGTCAGAGCATATTTAAAGAAGTCCTGTGTGCAATCTTCTGTGAGGGGTTGCACACAGGACCTCTTTGTGATAGTATTCACTCACAAGTTAAAGAGATTTTCGTCACTAGGAAGAGGAGAGCCAGAATGACGAACAACACAGATCAGAACCAGAAGTCTTTTAAGAACTACGGTGCCTACACCATGGCCGAGGGTATCCTTCGAGCAAACATGGATGCACTCAGGGCCGTCATGATGGTGTCAGACCCTGGTATGACCAAGACCGCTACTGTTCGGTCTATTGCTCAGGAGATTGGATACGATCTGGTTACGATTATCGGGTCTCGTATGCAGCCTGAGGATGTGAGTGGATTCCCAACTCGTGGCGAGATTGTTATTGAGGACCTGCATCTCGGCACCAAGGAGATTGACTCATTCGTTAGTTCAATCAATCCTCACACGATCAAGAAGGAGAAGCGCGGGGATCAGGATGTTCGAGTCATCCCTGTCACCGAGTACGCTCCCCAGTCATGGCAGGTGTTCATCCAGGAGCGCCGTAAGGTCATCCTGTTCTTTGACGAGTTCTCCAACACGTCTCCAGCAACTCGTGCATCACTGCTGTCACTGGTTCAGGACCGGCAGTTCCCTAACGGCGACTTCTTCCCGGATGAGGTCATTATCGTTGGAGCAATGAACCCAACTGAATCCGCCGCTGACGGCTATGAGATGGATATGGCGACAGCCAACCGTTTCGCGTGGCTACGCTGGATCCCTGATAACTTCAAGTGGCTGGAGGGAATGAAGACAGCCTGGGGAAGGGTCGCTGAAGACTCCAATGAGGGTAAGTGGCGCTCATTCATTGTTCGGTTCCTTGAGGAGAACCCTGGTCTTATTCACAAGATGCCAGACATCAATGAGACCAGTACAGATGGAGCCAAGGCGGTCTATGAGAAGGACCTGACTGACCCGTCCACACGCACTGCCGCTATCAACGCTTGGCCGTCATACAGGACATGGGACGAACTTGCTCGTGTTCTTGACATGATTGACGCCGACAAGGATCGATCCAATTTCGTTATTGACGGTCTCACAGAGTCAAATGTTGGACTTGAAGGATCTGTGAAGTTCCGTGAGTTCCTGACACGTAACGGTGCTCTGAATGTCGTGGAGATTATCAAGAACCCGAAGTCTCTGTCTGATGCTGAGTGGCGTCGCCTGTCACAGAACGACTTCCAGACCATCCTCAATGCTGCTGTGAATCCTGAGATTATCAACAAGGATCTCTACGTCAACTCTATTGAGATCTTCAATACTCTGATCAGGATTGAGAGAGAGTCTTTCGGCGCCTCTCAGTTGCAGGCTTTCTTGGGTATGCAGAACTCCTTTAAGAAACTGACCAAGAAGGAGAAGGAGTTCTTCAAGAAGGAGACGATGAAGATTGCAGCAGCGTTCTCGAACCTGACAGCAGAGCGTCAGATTCGCATGGCTAAGTAAGACCATACAATCTCTCCTTTCTTGGGTGATGCTGGCGTACAACTCAAGAGAGGAATGACAAAAGAGTCAGTTGTTCCAGCATTGACACTGACCCCAGAAGACCTCAAGAGTAGTGCAGTTCTCTCCTCCTAGTACTGCTCTTGAGGTTTTCTTCTGTTGGCACAGATTGTCCTCAGTGTATGTCCTTTGTGTACAGGATTTTTAGGCAGTTGTGGTCAAGCAGGAGAGATGACTTGTTAAGATGGATTAGCAGATATGTCATTCGTTCTGCATGGAGACATATTGTACTTTGATGTTAATTTGTTTGCTTTTGAGGGGTGGAAATGAGCCAGGAGGACTTCTACGACAACGACTCTGTTCCGCCCGGTTTCTCTGTGAGCGAGGACGAGTTACTGCTGTCTCTTCCTGGTGTGGATCAGGAGGACTATCCATATAACGCCTCTCACTACTCGCAATATGATAGCGAATACAATGACTACGATGATGTCTCTGAATCAGATGCAGTGATTGATGACATACAAGAAAACGATGAGCAGGAGAAGAGTAGTCACAGCAACTCTGATAAGAATGTAAGCGCTGACGTAGACTATTCTCGGCAATCAGGTAACAAGCCAGAAAAAGAGCCATCATCTGGTTCAGTTATTGACGCTGTTGAAATTGACAAGAGTCCTGTTCAGTCAAATAAAAGCGATGAGTCATCTTCCTCTACTAAGAGCAGTAGATCTGTATCACGATCTAGCAAGTCTCGTTCTTCAGGTAGTTCCAGTAGAAGCGACTATGACCCGTATGAGATTGCTCAGAAAGGTCTCATCGCCAGTCTCCTGTATGATGACATTGATGCTGATCGTGTTCTAGAGGTCATTGACGAGGATGACTTCAGTGTCGCCTCATACCGTGAGATCATGGCGTCAATTGCTCGTCTGATACGCTCTGATGAAGCAGTCTCTGTGACGACTGTGGGCGCTGACTTGGAGCAGCACGGAAGACTGAAGAATGTTGGTGGTCTTCGGAAACTCTTCTCTCTCAGGGTAAAGGGTGAGGCTGCCAGACTTGAGGCAACGCCTGTTACATACGCTAGAATCATTCGAGAGTACTCATCCAAGGAGACTATTAGACAGGCTCTCAAAGAGGCTCAGAAGACCCTTGTAGGCGACTCTGGGGTGTCTGCCAGCCAAAGTATCTCAGAGATTCAGGATACTCTGAATCAGGAACTTCTGAAACTGTCTGACGACTCCAAGACTGTCAGTGTGGCGAACTTCGTTGAGGACTACGATCTTATTCTTGATGAGCGTAAGAGACTCAGCGAGGAGAACAAGGAACTCGGAATCGAAGGTCTACAGGGTATTCCTACTCTGGTTCCGTCACTGAACAAGTTTACTGGTGGATTCATGCCCGGTCAGTTCATCACTGTGGCTGCCAGGACTGGTGTTGGTAAGTCCGTATTCGCTGTTATGCAGGCGATTGCTGCTGCTGAGGCCGGGTACAGCGTCATGTTCTTCTCCCTTGAGATGAGTCACGAGGAGATTGTCAACCGTATTGTTGCCAACATGAGTGGTGTCCCACTGAACAAACTCAAGAGTGGTCTGCTCTCTGAGGAGGATCGCAAGAAAGTCTTTGAGACCACCAAGCGTCTGAGAGAACTGAAGATTCACATTGACACTGATGACAAGATCTCGATTGACACTATTCGTTCAAAGGCTCAGAAGCAGGCAACAAGTCCTGATGGTCTGGACATGATTATCGTTGACTACCTTCAGTTGGTTTCTTCTCCAAGAAGGTACACAAACCGTCAGGAAGAGGTTGCCTCAATCTCCAAGGACATGAAGCGTATGGCTCGTGCTCTTGGCATTCCTGTCATGTCTCTGGCTCAGTTGAACAGGAAGCAGGGTGGAGACGATGACGGCGAGGATGTCATGCCAACCCTTGACAACATCCGTGAGTCTCACGCTATCGCTCAGGACTCTGATGTTATTATCTTGCTTCACCGTGACACGAAGACGGACAACACTGTCGGTATCACCAAGATTATCCTCGCCAAGCAGCGTGACGGTGTGTCCAACAAGATCATCAACTGTCACTCCAACCTCGCCAACTCCATGTTCCGTGAGATCAAGAAAGAGAAGGACGTGTCTCACTCAGACTTCTCAGACGATGATTTAGAGTCAGAGAGTGACTATGTTGGTGGAGATGACGGGTTTGACGACGATCTGGATGACTTTGACGAGTTTGACTCAGATGATGACGATTTTGGAGACATCGATCCTGACTTCTGAGGTGTGACACTGGCATCATTGTGTGCTATAATTGTGAGGAACAACTCAGTGATAGATAAATCAATGGGAAGTTTCTCATATGTTAGAGATTTTCTCATAGTTCGACAGTTTTCTACAACAGGCAAGGATGGGGTTTTATGGCGAGTCGCGGCTATGTACTGAACAAGCACGTGCCATCCAGGAGAAACCCTGAGCACCAAGGTCAACCTTCTCTGTTTGATGGAGTAGATGATGAGATTGAGCACAACAACCTCACAGATGACTCCAAGGCGACAAACTTTCTGAGTCGTTTTCACGAGTTTGTTGATCCTGTGAGCAGGTACTCATCATATTTTGAGACGTCTGCTATGGGAATGGACCATATCTTTAGAGAGGTTAAAAGGTTCTACATCAAACTTGTTCTCGAAAACGGTTGGAGCGAGCGTAAGTACGTCTATGCTGTGGAGTCTGTGTTCTACAACAGGCAGACCATCACTCCAACGTCTCTTGACATTGCTGGTAGACGATACGACCGAGAGTACCCACAGAACTAGAAGGAGATGAGTGTGACTGCTTCTGACTTCTCACTAGCCGTAAGTAGCCTTCCTGAGGTTACTGAGGGTGTTATTCGCCATAACAGACCAGACTATGGTAAGTTTGGTGATGCTATCAGGCGTTATGACAACCTGTACGAGAGCGTGGAGAAGAAGCAGCAGTTCCGTCTCAGAAAGAAAGGTCTGAGGTTCTGGGATGATGTGGTATTAGAGAGATTTCCTAATGACTCAGATAAGCCAGTAACACTAAGTTCCATTAGGTCTGATGCTTCTGCCTCTGTCAAGAAACTGGTTGACAGCAGAAAGGTTCCTTATCTTTGGATTGCTGGCAGTAACGAGAAGGAGAAGATGCTTCTTGCCTATGCTGCCATTAGAAGGATGATTGGTAAGGGTGTAGTTTCTCCTTCTGGTGTGAAGACTCTTTCAGAGGAGCAGATTATCTCACTGGGGCGATCTGGTTTTGATGGTAACAGAAGACTTGAAGAGATTCTGTCGTCAAGAATGTCCGCTCTGATTATTGAAGGGCTTGGCTCTAAGAACGGGCTTCATAACACGATGGAGAAGCCCTCTGTTGAGCGTGTGATAGAGCACATCTACTCCAATCCTGTGCCAGTTATTGTGACATCTATTAACACACCTAAAGAGATGGACAGAAGTCTTAACAGTCCATCTGGAAGCAAGATCCTGAGCATGTTTGGTGACTCAGTGGTTTTTCTTGATGATTTTTGTGAGGATTCACCAAGAAAGAGAAGGTCTGTTTATGACGGTTCACCAACTCAGCCTCCAGTAGCCAGTAGCAACTTTTCTGAGTGGTAAATAGTACGCTCTGAATGTTGCTGATTTGTCACTAAATCATTTTTACCTCCTGACATCACGATAGATATGATACAATTCACATCAGTAAGTTGTAGAGTATGATGCGTGAGGGTTGGTTCTAGGTGGCTCTTCTGGATAACTACCACAGGATGAAGAACGCTGTAGACGTAGGTGTTGACGACTTTTTTGCTGAATCACCAGTCACAGTCGGTCGAGACAAGAAGGTCTCCAGAACAAAGGGCGGGCACCTTTCCTATGTGATGAGGAACATAGGTGTGTTTGTTCTGGTGTCCTGCCTTGCTGGTGCTCTTATGTCAGTGTGGCCTGTGATGGCTCTTTCTGGGACTGCACAGGTGATTGAACCAGCAGCAGATTACTGGAAGAGTCTTCCTGAAAACCTGGATGACATTGAGATCGGTCAGAGGAACACTCTCTATGACATCAATGGGAACAAGTTCGCTGAGGTGTGGTCAGAGAACAGGACTACATTGACGGATCTCAACCAGATCAGCGACTATGCCAAGAAGGGTCTGATTGCCACTGAGGACAAGGATTTCTTCAAGCACAAGGGTTTCTCTCTGAGAGGTACTGCTCGTGCTGCTCTGTCCTCTTCTGGTGGTGGTTCAGGTATCACTCAGCAGTTAGTGAAGAACCTTCAGTTCTACAACCTTGCTGGACGAGAGAAGCAGGGTCAGGCTGTTGAGGCCACAGTTGGTCGCAAGGTTCGTGAACTCAAACTTGCCATGGGGTATGAGAAGAAGCACTCAAAGAACGAGATTCTGCTCACATACTTCAACACTGTGGCGTTCGGCTCTCCAACAACCTACTCGATTGAGACAGCCAGTCAGTACTTCTTCGGTAAGAGTGCTAAGGATTTGGATCTCGCTGAGTCTGCTGTTCTGGTTGGTAGCGTGCAGAATCCAGCCAGGTTCAACCTCGATGACCCTGACACCTTCAAGGACAAGTACAAGGCTCGTCAGAAGGATGTTCTTGGCAGGATGGTGTCAGAGGGTTACATCACACAGAAGGAGGCTGACGACGCTTATGGTGAGGATTTGAAACTCGTCTACTCGAAGTCTTCTAATGGTAACTGTACGTCTAGTACTTACCCCTACTACTGCGAGTATGTGATGGACTTCCTGTCAAAGTCTCCTCGTCTTGGCGAGACTCAGGAGGAGAGAAACGTCATCCTTCAAAAGGGAGGGTTGCACATTCACACCTACTTGGATCCGAACGCCATGTCTATTGTGAACGCTCAGTTGCAGCAGGACTATGGTAATGACAACCATCTTGCCGCTCCAACTGCTGTTGTCCAGCCTGGTACTGGAGGCGTTCTGGCTATGGGGGCCAACAGGGACTATGGAACAGGTGAAGGGCAGACAACTGTCAACCTGCCTCTGCACGCAACAGGTTCAGGCTCTGTGTACAAGATGTTCACTCTTGCTGCTGCGCTGCACGAGGGATTCACAGAGAATGATCTGGCATTTTCTTCTCGGTGTCCGCTGATTGACCCTGATTATGACACTCCTGAAGGCGGTATTACAAACTCTGACTCATGTGCCTTGCAGGGTGGTTTCATGGACTACCGCAGGGCTACAGCGCTGTCGTCAAACACCTGGTTTTCTGAGTTGGAGATCAAGGTCGGAGTTGAGAAGGTCAAGGAGTTCAGTGCATCGGTCGGTCTGTCAGCACCAGACACTATCTCGTCACGGTCTCTGGCTTACACGCTTGGTGTGACAGAGAACTCTACTGTTGACATGGCTGCTGCGTTTGCAACCTTCTCCAATGGTGGTGTGTTCTGTCCTGCGACCCCGGTGTCGTCATACACCTATGCTGATGGCAGTAGTCCAGTGGTTCCAGACACTTACGACCCTAAGTCTGACTCTTGCAGGCGTGTGCTGTCTGAGAAGGACGCTGGTACTGTTCTGAAAGCCATGAGAGCAAACGTCTCTGGTGAGATTCCTAACGCCTTTGGTAACAAGTTCAACACTCCTGGTTATGACACTGCTGCCAAGTCTGGTACGAACCAGTTGTACAACAGCACGTGGGCAGTTCTGTCTGGAAACTTCTCAGTGTTCTCCAACCTGTATGACCCGAATGACTTCACTGAGGGAATGGATCCAACAACCTACCGTGGAGGCACCTATCGCTGGTGGGATCATGTGATTGGGTACACAGGACGAGACATTATGACATCACTTCTCAGTACAGAAGGCTACAAGCCGTTGAAGTACAACAGTGACGACGACTCTATGACCGAGGTTCCGGTTGAGACTCGTGACTTTGTGACCATTCCGTCTGTCATTGGTATGCAGCCAGCACAAGCGCTGTCCACCTTGCAGGCCACTGGCTTCCCTGTGCACCTGAGCAAGGAGAAGAAGTCAGCACCAAGTCAGTACCCGTCCGGCGTCATCGTGGAGCAATCGGTCAAGGCTGGAACACAACTGCCTGTTGGTAGCAAGAAGGAAATCACTATATATGAGTCGAAGTGACGCAGCGATGACCTGCTTTTCATAATCTCAACAAGCCGGGTTTGGTACTACAGACAGGTGTACCAAACCCGGCTTGCATATTGTGTTGTTAAGATGTGAACAGAGTTACAACACGTCCATTTTAGAAGGGATGCTAAACCATGACAGCAACTGCAAACATTCTCAATGACTACGACAAGTACCTGAACTCACTCATGCAGGCGCGTCAGAGTCTCGTTGACAGGCACCACCAGATTGACGAAGAGATTGCTGCTCTGAAGAAGGAGCAGGCTCAAATCGACGAGCACATAGGAAAGGTGTCGTTTCAAGAGTCTTTCGACCTGTCGTCTCTGACTGCTGACAAGAAAGTGTATCGTAGCGAGAAGAAGATCTCTGAATCTGGGTATGTTGCTACATCCAAGGACTCAGAGGCGAGCGAGCCTGTTGACGAGACACCTGAAATCATTGATGAGGAAACTGCATCTGAGTCAGATAATGTTGACAGTGTTTCTGATGACACAGATACAGATGACGAAGGGTCTGTTGTCCAGCAGGAGTTTGACCTGAGTGCTGCTATCAAGGAGTCCGAGAAGCCTATTGAGGAACCTGAGTCAGACATTGATGATGACCTTGGTCTCAGTGAGGTTGAGTCAGACGACTGGAGTGATTTGTCTCAGGATGAGGGTGGCAAGGATGATGCATCTGATTCTGACAGCAACGAGTCAACAGATGTAGACACCAAGAAGATAGACGTTAAGAACACCTCTGATGACAAGAAGAGTGACGAGGAAGACAAGCCTAAGAAGACCTCTTCTCGTCGCCGTCGCTCTGCATCCAGCCAGTCTCGTCCAAGCAGCCGTCGTAAGGCCAAGAAGGATGACTGGCAGTCGGATCCAGAGTTTGACACCTCTGAGGACATTGAGCACATCGACTTCGGGTTCTGATCGTCTTTTTGACAGAACCAGTTACTCAATTAGGTATTTTGTAGGGAGAAACATTGAAACTCAAGGCTGACTCCAAGAGTCTGTCAGACGCTATCTCTTGGGCGACAAAGAACTATGACAAGCGTGACAGTGGGGCGCAGGTTCTGCTTGAAGTCAGAGCGGACGGAAACTGTACTCTGTCATGCTTTGGTGAGACGTTCCTCAGTTCCCGGTTTGATGTGACCTCTGTTGATCTGAGCGGCGAGAGGAAGAATCAGGAGATTGTTTCCTATCCTCTTGACGGGCAGTTCATTCAGCGTCTTTCTGCTACTCTGCCTAAGAAGGGTGAGGTTTTTATCTCTTCATCTGCTTCATCCTTGAACATCGCTACACCAAATGGCAGGTTTACTGCGCCAGTGCTCAGCAATAGGCCGAAGAAGACTCCAGAAATCCGCTACCTTGGTGAGGTTGATGACAATGTTTTCTTCGCTCTGATGCAGCGTCTTGCAAGGGCCTGCTCTACTGAGGAGGGCAGTAATCCAGCCTTGAACTCTGTTGATCTTGGGTTCGAGAATAACGACACATTGCGGATGTTCTCAACCGACAAGTACGCCATGGTCGAATCAAGGATAGACTTCTCTCCTGCTGACGACAACTCGAAGTCTGCTGTCATGTCTGAAGGGTACGCTCTTGTTCCTCACCGTCAGGCGTCCATGATCTCTCCAACCAAGGGTATCACTGCTCCGGTCAGTATTATTGAAGAGGTCGTCTCTCGTGGTTCAGGACGGTTCGGGTACGAGTTTGGTGATGGAAGGATGGTGCTGTTCCCTCTGCTTGATGCCAAGAGGACTGCGCCTGCCACTATTGAGTCCATTAAGAGTACGAACGAGAAGACTGTCAAGTACTCTGTGACAGCACCCCTGAAGGAACTGATCTCTGCCGTCAGGACTGTCGCTAACCTCTCCTGGGAGGAGAACGACATCAAGTTGACTGGTAAGGGTGACAGCATCTATGTGTCCGACCTTGGTGAGAGGAACAAGATTAAGGTTCAACTTGCGGATGGCGAGTTTGACGATGAGGAGTTCTATCAGAAGTCGTTCGTCATCACGGTTCTTCTGGGCGCTCTGACATCACTGACCTCTGAGTACGTCAGGATTGGGTGTGGACCGAATGCTTACATCTTCAATCCTGTTCATGAGGATCAGGTTGATGAGAGTACCTGGTCTATGGCTGCTGCTCGTAGGTGAGTAGATGTTGTTGTCAACTGTGAGTCTTCTCCTGGCATCTGCTGTTCCGTCTTTGATTCTTCTGCTGGTCTCACTGATTAGGACACCTGAGTGGATCTTTGGCAGTGATACTCTACATACTTGGAGAAAAGCATCCGTGCTGGCCGCTGCAACAGGTTTTGCGACTGCTGCTTTGTTCGAAGTCCTTGTGCTGGTAACACACACGATGGCGATTCTTCCTGTTGCTGTACTGACATCTGTTTCCACAAGTCTGCTTGGGTTTGTCTCAGTGCAGTCAGGATGGACGGACTTTAGGTTCAGGAAGGCTGACAGATGGGTTCTTCGTTCTGCTCTACTCGTATCTGCCCTGTCAAGCGGTATGTACATGCTTGCCTACAGAAGTGAGACTGATCTGTGGTTGTGGTTTCTGATCGTTCTTGTCTCACTGGTTGTGTTCCTGATTCCAGCAGTTGGTAAGTCTGATGCACGAGTAATAACTCTGGTCTGTATGGCTGCCCTACCTGTTACCGGTCTGTGGGTGTTTCAGTTCGGATTCCTGCTGGTTGCAGCACTGTCCATCATCTACTCGGTGTCTACCGCTCCAAAGGGATCCAGTATCAAGGACACTTTGACCAGAAAAGTGAGCGTTCCTATGGTCCCTCTGATTGCTACTCCTTTTACTCTTTTGTGTATTGTACCTGTTTTTATGTGATAGTTCCTAATATTTTAGGTAGTCATTGATATTTCTGTTTATTTCGACGGGCTCTCTGTCTTTTATCGCTTCCGAAAAGGTGAGTTTATGAACGACATTCTAGATACGCTGGACGACCTTGATGACGAGGAGTCTCAGGACTATACAGATGATGACTTTGGTCTGGGTGGTTTTTCAACAGACATGATGTCGCCTGAGAATGTTCTTGATGCTGACCTTGCAGCAGGGATTGATGACATTCTGGCCTCTGAGGGGCAGATGGGTGAGACTGAGGCCAGAGAGATTACGGAGGCTATCAGAGCGGCTGCTACTGCCACATATGTTCTTCTGGCGCGCGCTCATGAGGGAAGGGCTTACTCTGCTCTTGGGTATGAGACATGGGCTGAGTATGTTCGCATGGAGTTTGAGATCTCGCCTCAGCGTTCATACCAGTTACTTGATCTGTCTAAGGCTGTCAAGATGATTGAGTCAGCCACACCTGACGGTACTGACATCAAACTCACAGAGGCTCAGGCCAGAGACATCAAGCGTGAACTTCCTCGTATTACTGAGCGTGTTCATGAGGAGACCAAGGATCTTCCTCCTGAAGAGGCTCGTGACAGGGTGAACGAGATTATCCGTGAGGAGCGCGAGCAGGCCAAGATCGAGGAAAAGGCCGTCAAGAAGCGTGAGGAGGAACTTGCTGAGGCTGAGGAGGAGGGCTATCGAGCGGGACTTGAGGCGGCTGCTGACGCCCTTCTGGAGGCTGATGCAGAGAGGCAGGCTGTCAACGATCCTGATGATGGTCTGGTTGACACAGAGGTTGCGGGTAATCCCCCTAGTCCAAATACCTCGAAGTTGATGCACGATTTCGTCAATGTTCTTCTCATGGTTCAGAGAATGCCTGACCCTCAGGAAGTGTGTGACCTCATCTCTGATGAGAGACTGGATGACTTTGCTGACAAGGTGAATGATGCTGCTGGATGGATGAATCGTCTTGGAAATCTTCTTGATCTGAGGTACTGATTCTTGTATCTGCTGAAAACAGAATATGGATTCTTTCTGTCGCTGATGGATTCTTTGGTTAAAGTGTCCTCAGCGATACTTTTTGTGCCTGACCTATTGAATGTCAGTCAGTCAAAACAACTAGGAGAATGTCAATGGCGCTACTGAGCAACAAGGAAATTGAGATCCTTGAAGAGGTCGGTTTTCAGGGGACCGAGGAAGAAGGACGTGCTGCTCTGGACGGTGCTGTTCAAGCCGCAGAGGATGAGTACGACCACAACAAGGTTATTGTTCCTCTGAATCGTGATGACAAGTGGTCCTGGACACACTATGAACTTCCTCGGAAGATCAAGGACACCATTGACAACATGGCTACGTCACTCCTGGATCCCAAGAAGCGGAAGGTGGTTGTCTATGGTCATCCGCTGACAGGCAAGACGTACCTCATCCATCAACTTGCTCAGCACGTGAACAACTACACCAGACATCTTCAGAAGCATCCTGGCGAGATTCACTTCTACCGGGTGAGTTCACAGATTCTTGTCGCCGCCTCTGAGCAGGTGGGTGTTGAGAGCATTGAGGATTTCATTGACTTCATCTGTGCACATGAGTGCTTGTCAGAGAATCAGGTGTGTCTGGTCACAGAGGAGGTGGATCTAGCAACAGCGCTGATGCTGACTGAGACTAGTGCCAGGATTGTTGTTGAGATGTCTTACGGCGGTCTGCAGGCGGTTATGGACTCTGAGGGTAGTGGTAAGACCAAGGTCTGGATGTCACTGGACTACTACGACACAGGAGAGTGCCTGTCGCTGAGTGTTGAGGACATGTCATATGTTCTTGGAGAAGCAACCGCTCTTGACGCTGCTCTCTTCTTTAAGAGCAAACTGGTTGACTCAGAGATGGAGTCGCTGGAACTACCCAAGAAGATCATCAGTCGTGCTGTCCTGAAGAACAAGGATCTGATGACAAAGGACAAGAAGAACCGTGAGGTCCTGGTTGCACCATTTGGAGTGTGGTCAGAGGTTGTCAGATCGGTGTGCTCTCTTGCCAGTTTCTCGCGTTCATCAGAGTTCAGAACCAAGAAGGGCAACTTCTCTATCGCTGCACTGACGGACAAGGTGATGGAGAACTGCGAGGAGATCTTCAGTCCATTCACAGAGGATGACAGTGACAACCACATCATTGTCTCTGGTAACGGAGACATGCCAGTGATGTTCAGGATTGCTACCTCAGCAGAGGAGGACGAAGAGCCGCAGCAGAAGGAGATCAAGCCTCTTTCCTACAACACTCCTCAGTCTGTCCTAAAGACCCTGAAACAGAACGTTATCGGTCAGGACTCCGCTATCGACGCTGTTGTCAGAGGTCTACTGGTTCCAATGGCTGGCATGAGCAGAGGTAATCGTCCACTCAGGTCGTACCTGTTCTGTGGTCCAACCGGCGTAGGTAAGACTGAGACTGCTTCTGTGCTCTCCAAGTGTCTTGCCAAGGAGGATGTGAACCTTGTCAGGATTGACATGTCTGAGTTCTCTGAGCATCACGAGGCGGCAAAACTGTTCGGCGCGCCTCCTGGATATGTCGGTTACGAGTCTGGTGGTATCCTGACCAGCGCTGTTATTGAGAATCCTCAGTCGATCATTCTTCTGGATGAGATTGAGAAGGCTCATCCTGACATCTGGGACGCTTTCTTACAGATTCTTGATGCTGGACGTATGACTGACGGTCAAGGTCGTGTTGCTGACTTCACTAACAGCATCATCATCATGACGTCCAACATCGGTGCCTCTGAGGCTGCTAAGACGGCATCAGGTTTCTCTGTCCTGTCTGACGCTGAGGCTTATCTGGACAGGAAGGCCCGTTCTCAGAGCACTGTCACCAAGGCCATCAAGAAGACCTTCAAGCCAGAGATGATCAACCGTATTGACGAGATTGTCTTCTTCAATGAGTTGGACAAGAGTACTATCAAGAAGATTGTTCTCAAGGAGATTAACGGCATTAGTTCACGTATGCCTAAAAAGCAGACTCTCGGTAGTATTCCTAGTGATATTGTCGAGGAAATCCTAAGCAGGTCGAACGTCACTGAGTATGGTGCTCGTGAGGTTCAGCGTGTGGTCAGAAAGTCAGTTGAGGATACTATTGCAGAAGCAATTATTCTGGGGAAAAAGGCACCTGGAACAGTCAAACTGGCTATGAGTGACGGACAAATCACTGCCTGCCTCAGCCCAGCAGCAAGACAACGAAAGAAGAAGTAATTCATATGGCATTCGATTTCAGAAACCTTGATGTTGAACCGTTGGACAAGCAGTTGGAGTCTGCCGCCATGGGTGAGGAGCACTTGCCTGGAGACAGTGATGCTGCTATGTTCTCTGGTTCTCCAGCACATGCTCCATCCGCTTACAGTGCAGCACCTCAGACCGCTCCGTCAGCCATGAGCGCTCCGTCTCCTGCTGCACAGCAGCCCATGCCACAAAATGACTATGTGACCACGGATGAGTCCTACAGTACAGACTCTTCTGGTGATAACAACGAATGGGATCAGCAGGATGTTGAAGTTCCTTCTGGATCACACTCATACCAGAACACAACTACTGATCAGCCAATTTCAGAGGAGGAGGCCAGCAGGATTCTCTATGAGGACACTGAGCCTGAGACTTATGGCAATCAACAGTACGTCAACTCTCCTGCTGAGCCAGAACAGTTTGCACAGCCGTTGGTTCCAGCTGGTAACGAGTCACCTACTGTAAACGAGTCCAGTAGTTCTGCAAGCAGTGTTAAACCTGGAATCCACTTTAAGCGTGAGTCTGACCAGATTGCTGACGCTGACCGGGTGATTCGAGTTCTTGACGCCTATCGTGCTCTGACGGCCATCGAGAAGTCTGTTGCAGCACAGTTCGTCCTCAACTCAACAGATGTTGACACCAGTAATGAGCCAGAGATTGTTGTCAAGGTTATCAACTCTGATGCCATGCTTGGTATCACTATGAAGAACATTCGTGAGATGGCCTCTGAGAAGGATCGTGTTGAGAGGGTATTCATGGTTCTCAGACTTCCTGATGACCAGTTGGACTCCCTTGGTGAGATCATCCAGTCCGTCAGTGACAGTAAGTTCGAGACGACTCTCAGGTCGGATCGTATTGGATTCGCCAAGGAGGTTGAGGCGGCTATTGACAGCCTGGAGAACGACATTGTCTCATACATCTCAGCAACAGAAGGTGTTCTTGCTGCTGCTAGTGACAACTAGTTAAATCCATAACTCTTACCTACCACTAGAGTTGGTCTGCTGAAATCGTGTTCTATCCACTTGCTGAGATGAGCAGGTACACTGGATAAGCACAACAGACCAATTCTATTCTTTTTGTTCTTCTTTGTCACACATAACACTCAAATTATTGTTGTTTATGTGACACGCTTCACCTGATTGTTGTTAAAATAAGGACTATGAAGATTGACTTTGACTTAGCAGACCTAGATGACAGCAGTACATCCAGGAACGAGTACAGTGTTCCTGAGATTCCTTATGGCTCCGACGAGATTCATGTTGAAGCCACTGATGGTGTCATTATGTTGTACTCTCGAACGGACCTGTCCAGCACTCCAGTAGGGGAGTACCTGACAGGTGTTAAAAGGGTGGCAACAACCAGAGGTGTCAACATCTACCGCTGCCGTCTGAGTTCTGTCAACGCCTGGTCTCTTCGTTACACGTTGCGAAAGTTCAAGCCTGTTGTTGACAGTGAGAGTGCCAAGGTGCTGAAAGGTCTTGCTGATCAGGTTGAAGCGCCAGTAGTGGTTCTTGAGTCCAGAGGAACGCACATCAACGTGAAGGTTCCTAACCTGAAGGTGTTTAGAGAGATGATGCGTGCTCTGAGTGCCTACCCTAACTCCAATGGGTACAGGATGCCTATATCCAAGGTTCAGGATCTTGTCGCCATGAACAAGAACAGAGATGATCCTCTTCCTCGTCTCAAGTTCCATGATGATGTCAAGAAGTTAAACAGTGAGCCGATTCCTGGTTTTGATGGAACACTCGACTCTTTGCGCGACGTTCCAGTCAATGTCCTGAATGTTGTTGCTGCTGATGTGCAGACAGCAAAGATGAGAAAAGCCACCAAGAGCAAGAAACCAATGACTCTTGCTGAGAAGATGACGAAAATCGGTATCAAGTCCTTGTATGATCTCATTTTCTGGATTCCAAGACGATACATTGACAGAAACGGGACACAGGACATCAGAGGGCTGCTTGAAAACGAGACTATCACGATTCTTGGCAGGGTGGAGAGTGTCAAAGAACTTAATGGCAAGGTATCTGGAAGCCGATTCATTATCGGATTGGGTAACAGTTCATCCATCAGTTCAATCTCGTGCTCGTTCTTCAATCAGCAGTGGTTGATGAGCAAGTTCCATGTAGGTGACGAGGTTCTTGTTGTTGGTAAGTACAAGCCGTGGAATGGTCGCCCATCCATTAGTGGTATCTCTATGGACAGTGCTCGTGAGGCAGAGGTTCTTCCAGTCATTCCTGTCTACAACCAGTCTCCAAGCAATGGGCTGACATCCAAGGTTATTCTTAGTGCTGTTCGAGAGATGCTGTCAAGACTTGGTGATGCTCAACTGGCTCCATACATCGACCCGTTCAAGGTGTCAGAAGCGGTTGAGAAGGCTTTGAAAGAGCCTGATGAGAACGAGGACATAGACAGCATCGACTTCGGTTTTGATGATGACTCCAAGGATAGTTCAGGCGGTAATCAAAACACTGTTACCAGTGATGACAGTAGTGAGCACGACTCCCAAAAACAGGGCATGTCGTACTTTGAGGCCATCAGCAACATTCATCTTCCAGATAGGGTTGATGACTTCCGTGAGGCTGAGAACATTCTTGCCATGATTGAGATGATCTATATGCAGATCATGATTCTTCTGGCTAAGGAGTCTGATAGTGGTAAGCAGGCTGTCAGTATTATAGAGGGTGGTGGTAAGTTGCAGGCGAAGGCTATCAAGTCTCTGCCGTTTGAACTCACCAAGTCTCAGAAGAAGGCTCTTGTGGGTATGAATCGTAAGGTTGCTCAGAGTGCTCCGTCATCTACCTTGTTGAGTGCTGACGTGGGTGCTGGTAAGACTGTTGTTGCTCAGATGATGGCTCTCAGGGCTGTTGACTCAGGATTTCAGGCTGCTCTGATAGCCCCTACAGACGTTCTTGCTAGGCAGTTGTACAACTCTACTGTGAAGGTCTCTCAGGCGCTTGAGGACAGGTTTGGTAACCATGTAGAGGTTACTCTGTTGTCTGGTTCCATGGGTGCTGCTGACAAGCGCGATACAAAGAAGGCTATCAAGGACGGCAGCGCTCAGATTGTTGTGGGTACACATGCTCTGATGGCTAAGAGCGTCAAGTTCGCCAACCTTGGTTTTGTTGCTGTGGACGAGCAGCAGAAGTTCGGTGTCGAGCAGAGAGAGGCGCTACTCAGATCCCGCAGTGACAGTCTGATGCTTCACCTGCTGACGATGACTGCAACACCTATTCCTCGGTCTACCGCTCAGGTTTTCTATGGTGATGTTGACCTGATTGAGTTGAAGGAGAAGCCACCGGGCAGGCTGGAGATCATCACTGAGTGGATTCAGGAGGATCCAGTACTGTTCACTGAGCAGAGTGTCAACAAGGTCTGGAATGATGTCATCTCTGAGGCTAAGAAGGGCAACCAGACATTCATTGTGACACCTCTGGTCAACGAGTCCGCTCAGGTTGATGCTGCCAGTGTGGATGCTACTGTGGACTCACTGTCAAAACTGGCGCTGACAAGTCTACGGGTTGCCAAGGTGCATGGAAAGATGAAGCCTGATGAGGCCAGGAAGGTTATGCAGGACTTCAGGGACAAGAAGTATGACGTGCTGGTTGCCTCCACAGTGGTTGAGGTCGGAGTTGACGTTCCTGATGCCACACGTGTAGTCATCCTGTCAGCAGACCGGCTGGGAAGTTCCTCGTTGCACCAGATTCGTGGTCGCGTTGGTCGATCCAGCAAGCAGTCGAAGTGCTATCTGGTATCGAACAAGGAGACAGAGCAGGTCAGATCCAGGCTCATGTCTCTGGTGGAATCAAACGACGGGTTCAAGATTGCTCAGCAGGACCTCAATGTACGGGGCGAAGGGAAAGTCTTTGGAAGCCAGCAGTCTGGAGCCGGATCCATGATGTTCGCCTCGGTGGTCAAGCACGTCTCCATGATTGAAGGCGCCAGAAGTATTGCTGAGGATATTCTCTCATCCAGGTATCGTGAGCAGGCTGTTGAGGACGCCAGACACTACCTGGGACTTGATGATGACAGGAAAGAGGCGGTCTTGTGACGACAGACAATGAACTGAAAAAGGTACTGGACATACCGCGCAAGGGGCTTATCTACCTAAGGAAGCAGTACAACACGAACCTGGTTAAGGCTGCTCTGGTGATTGTGTCTGCTGTCCTGGTGACTGTCTGTCTTGGTCTGGTTGCTGACGCCTTCCTTCCGCTCTCATCGTTCATGAACTGGGCGATAGTGGTCAAGACGTTCATTGCTGTTCCTACCGCTGTGTCCATTTTTTCCTTGGCCTACATGGTGTCACTGTTCTTCCACAACTCCAAGGTGAACAGTGATCCTTCATGGGTTCCGTACAGAAGCAGGTACTCACCAAAGCAGCGCCTATATCTTGTAGGTATAGTAGGGGCTCTTGCGTTTGTGTTCAACTACGGCTGGAGGACTAGTACTCTTGCAGCCAGCCTTGTCATCGCTGTTCTCATTGCCTGTCTGGTGTTCCTGAGACTTGACAGGACAGAGCAGCAGAACTTTGACACAGGTGTTGTGGACATCAGAGACATTGAGGCTCAGAAGAGAATCAAGGAGAACCAGAAAGCGCGCGCAAGGAAGGCCCGAGACAAGGAGCGCAGGAAGCGTGAGCGCAGACGGAAGTGGTTCGGTCCAAGAGGATACGAGGATGATGAGGAGTGACCTGACTCCTGTTCTCTAGAAACTGGTTCCAGGACCAAGAACCTAGTATAGATACATAGAGTACACAAGCATCTCGGACCTGTAAGAGTGGAGACATATTCTTGCAGGCCCGAAAAATTTCTCTCAAAAACCAGTGAAACAGCACCAAAAACGTTATTTTCTAAGAAAAATACAGTAAAACGAACAGTTTCTCATCGCAACAAGTTCAATCAGTGAAGCAAGGAGGGCCAGGACCTTGGAACCACCCTAGTTAAGATTGACACCAGCACCCCTGTCAGCAGACACAATACGCCTATGACTTGGGAACACACGACAACAGATTAGACCTAGACCTTTCACGAACAGAAGGAAAGACAGTCAGACATGACAGACAACCTCACATACGACCAGCAGCCACACGACCCGAGCCTGGACTACCACGCCCTCAACGCTATGCTCAACCTTGTTGGCAAGGATGGAAAACTCCAGTTGGACGCTGACAGGGAAGCCGTCAGACAGTTCTTCCTCCAGCACGTCAACCAGAACACAGTCTACTTCTCAGACCTAGAGGAGAAGATCGAGTACCTGATTGACAACAACTACTACGAGGAAGACTTCATCGAGCAGTACAACTGGGAGTTTGTCAAGAGCCTCTACAAGAGAGCATACGGCTACAAGTTCCGCTTCCGTACATTCATGGGAGCATTCAAGTACTACTCCTCCTACACCTTGAAGACATTTGATGGCAAGCGCTATCTGGAACGTTACGAGGACAGGGTTGTCGCCAACGCCCTCTACCTGGCACAGGGAAATGAGGAACTAGCCACAAGCATCCTTGACGAAATAATGCAGGGACGCTACCAGCCAGCCACACCAACCTTCCTGAACGCCGGAAAGGCACAGCGTGGAGAGCTAGTAAGTTGCTATCTCTTGAAACTCAATGACTCAATGGAGTCAATTTCTCGCGGAATTAATGACTCACTGCAGTTGTCCAAGCGCGGAGGTGGTGTCGCTCTCCTGCTGACTAACATACGCGAGACCGGAGCACCAATCAAGAAGATTGAGAACCAGTCAAGTGGCGTGGTTCCAGTGATGAAGTTGCTGGAGGACTCCTTCTCTTACGCAAACCAGTTGGGGGCACGACAGGGAGCAGGAGCAGTCTACCTCCACGCCCACCACCCAGACATCATGACCTTCCTGGACACCAAGCGCGAGAACGCTGACGAGAAGATCCGAATCAAGACCCTCTCGTTAGGTGTTGTCATTCCAGACATCACGTTTGAACTCGCCAAGAAGAATGACGACATGTACCTATTCAGTCCATACGACATTGAACGGGTTTATGGGGTGCCAATGTCTGACATCTCTGTCACTGAGAAGTACTACGAGATGGTGGACAACCCAGAGATCCGAAAGAAGAAGATCTCAGCACGTAAACTCTTCATGACTCTCGCTGAGATCTCCCTACAAAGCGGTTACCCATATATCTTGTTTGAGGACAACGCTAACCGTGCTCATGCATTGGATGGCAGGATCAACATGTCCAACTTGTGTGTATCAGGAGACACACGACTTCTTACAGACAAGGGATACAGACGTTTTGACGACCTATACAACACACAGGAGGACTTCAAGGTTCTGTCTGACAACAGGTCAGTTAATGAGGACTTCAAGGACGCTACTGTCTCTTTGAAGGACTCTACCAAGATGTTCCTGACAAAGAATGATGCTGAGGTGTTTAAGGTCTCCACCAAGGAGGGCTTTGAGATCAAGGCAACAGAATGGCACAAGTTCCCCGTAGAGACTGACGGTAAGATTATTGTCAAGAGGTTGGGTGAACTTGAGGTTGGAGATCATCTCCTTGTTCAACCAAAGGAAGGTGTGTTTGGGTCTGTAAATGATCCAGATAGCGCATACAACAATGGCTCTAACATTTATGAGGCTGATAACAGTGTATGGGAAGGAGACAGGGATACTGTTGAGGCTTATGTCTGTGGCGCTTTTCAGGTGAAGTCTGTCTCAGATCTCTTAAGCAAGTCTCATTCTGTTGAGTCACACAACAAGCAGGTTCTACAGGACATTCAGGTTCTTGCTCTGAATCTTGGGGTGTTCTCAGTTCTATCTCGTGTTGAAAGCGAAAAGTACCTGCTTCAGGTTGTTGACAATATTGACTCTACTGCAACAGTTACAGGAATTGAGTTCCATTCTATTGAGGATGTGTATGACGTAACGGTTGATGATGGTCACACTATTACATGCAATGGTTTGACGACACGCAACTGTAGCGAGATCTTGCAGACAAACGAGTCCTCAGAGTTCAATGTTGATGGTTCATACAAGCATGTAGGTAAGGACATATCCTGCAATCTTGGCAGTATGAACATTGCCAAGACGTTTGACAGCCCAGACTTCTCTAAGAGCATCGAGATCGCTATGCGTTCACTCAGTGCTGTGTCTGACATGTCTAACATTGAGGCAGTTCCATCAGTTGAGAACGGAAACAAATCCACACATGCTGTTGGTCTTGGGCAAATGAATCTACATGGATTCCTTGCGCGAGAGCACATCCACTACGACTCACCAGAAGCAGTGGACTTTGCCAACCTGTACGCATATGCCGTCAACTATGAGAGCATTGTCACCTCTAACAAGATTGCAATTGAGAGAGGTGAGGTGTTTGATGGATTTGAGAAGAGCAAGTATGCTGACGGCACCTATTTTGACAAGTATATTGAAAAGGACTGGTCTGTTCCAGAGACCTCAAAGGTGGCTGAACTTTTCAAGAAGTCAACAATTCATATTCCTACACCACAGGATTGGAAGAATTTGCGTGAAAAGGTGATGGAATATGGGCTTTATAATGGGTATCGACTCTGTTGCGCACCTAACGGTTCGACCTCGTACATTTTTGATTGCACTTCCTCTATTCATCCAATTGTTTCTCCTATTGAGATTAGAAAAGAAGGAAAACTAGGCAGAGTGTATTATCCAGCACCATATCTTTCTGAAAGCACAATTCCATACTACAAAGATGCATATAAGATTGGATACAAGCCTATTATTGATGTTTATGCTGCTATGACTCAGCATGTCGATCAGGGATTGTCTCTCACTTTGTTCTGGAATGATACTGTAACGACCAGAGAGATGAACAAGGCATACATCTATGCATTCACTAAGGGAATAAAAACCTGTTACTACTCAAGAGTACGACAGGATGCTCTGTCAGGAACTCAGGTTGAGGGTACTGCCGCAGGATACTGTGAGTCCTGCATGATCTGATCGATCTAACAACAACAAAGAATCCTCGTGTTACTTGTTTCATAACACGAGGATTCTTTGTTATAATATATAATGTAGTTAACAGAAATGGAATACATGATGACAAAATACGATAAGTGGCTGTATAACGAGTGGAGTAGTAAAAATACAATCTCACTAGATTCTGCTCCAAGAAAAAATGATCGTTATATATGGAATTGTCGTTTGGATCATGATTTTATTTGCTCCATCCAAGAAAGATTAAGTGGAAGAAAGTGTCCTTATTGTCTAAATAAGAAAGTCCTTAAAGGATTTAATGATTTAGCAACTACACATCCAGAAATAGCGTCTTTTTGGAACGATGAACTTAATGAGATTACTCCTGACTCAGTGACAGCAGGATCTGACAAGAAGGTTTGGTGGAGGTGCACAAATGGAGAGGACCACTCGTTCCAGGCAGAAGTTTTTAGACTGAAGAGTGGAAGAGGTTGTAGTATATGTGCTGGAAAAGTAATAACGGAATTTAATAGTCTGGCATCCAAATATCCAGAAGTAGCGAAATACTTTGACTCAGAAAAGAACGGAATTACTCCTGATAAGATCTCATATGGGAGTTCTAAAAAATACTTCTGGTTCGATGATTTAGGTCACTCATACAAGAAATCACCAAAATCAAGAGTTAAGGGAAGTGCTTGCTCTTATTGTGCATCCAATAATACACAACTTCTCTCTGGGTTTAATGATCTTGCTACCTTGTTTCCTGATGTTGCTAAAGATTGGGACTACACGAAGAACAAAACTACTCCTGATAAGGTTCTTTCAAAAACTAGGAAGCGGGCTTGGTGGTTGTGTAGTAAAGGTCATTCGTGGTCGTGTCCAATTGGTAACAGGACTGGTTCTCACTCTGGTTGCCCTCATTGTGCTTTTAACGGAACCTCCAAGTCTGAGAAGGAAATGATTTCTTTTATTAAAAGTATTGTTCCAGACGAAGGCATTTGTGTCAGGGATCGTCAACTTCTTCTATCTATTCGTCGTGAGGTTGATGTGTATATTCCTTCTTTGAAGATTGCTGTTGAGTTTAATGGTTTGTACTGGCACTCCAAGCAGGCGGGTAGGGATGAGAACTACCATTATGACAAGTGGCTTGCCTGCAGGAACAAGGATGTTCGTCTGATTACTATTTGGGAGGACGACTGGCGTGATAAGCCAAATGCTGTCAAGTCTTTTCTGTTGTCTGTTTTAAAGCCAAAAAGTAATACTGGCAAGAAAAACTCTATTGTCAAAATAAACAGCAAGGACGCCAGATCCTTTACAGATAATAACTGCTTGTCTTCCTGTGTTGTAAGTAGTAATCAAGACGATGTAAAATACATTGGCTCATGTGATAGTAATGGTGTTATTAAATCCCTGCTATCATATAGTATAGATGATAAAAAGTGCTACATTCATTTATATGGTGATAGTGGTAACTTTAAGTCTCTTGTAGAACACATTGTTCACATATGTCAAGGAATTAATGTTCAAACTATTAAAACATACTCTGATAATGACATCAGTGACGATTCAGTTTATAAAGAGATTGGCTTCTCATCAAAGAATGACTATGTGGCTAACAATTGGGTTGTTAATCCTTTTGATGACTGTTGTCGTCATCATCTTTCAGAATACACCTTATCCAAATTCAAGAATGATCCCAATCTCTTGTTTGAAGATGATAAGAGCACTGATAATCTTGTTGACTTGAATAAGATGTGGTTGATTCATGGTTCCGGTTTGAGCGAGTGGGTCCTATACCTGTGAACATGGATGTAACAAACCTCAAGTCGCCTCATCATCTCTGTCGTTAAGATCTAGGACAGATAATCTACTCTTTGTCTCAACATATACTTGTTTGCTTTGTGGGGTGTTGTAAATGTCTTCTAGCGATGGTCTTGCTGCTGATGGCGATCTGTTTGCTTCTGGTAGTATTGCAGATGATGTAACTGTGCCTGAATTCAAGGGCTGGAACACTAAGAAGTTCTATGACTATGACAAGTATGTTGTTGACTACGAGGACATGGACAGTCTTGCTGAAGCACTGACTGCTGCTCGTCATGCTCACTTGCGGTTGATTGACAACATCAACGTATGTGAGCGTAAGGAAGTCAAAGCCAAACTCATTTACAAGCGTTCCTGGAATCGTGCTTATATGGAGTCTACTGAGCGTACTGTTGAGGCGCGTAAGATTCGTGCTGACTTGAAATGTGAACGACTTGAGGATGATGTGGAGGTTGCTAAGCAGAAGAAGGTGGAACTTTTGCGTCAGGCTCAGGCTATTCGTGAGGAGTTGGAGGCGCTACAGGCTCATGGTAACAACTTGCGCCAGCAGATGAAGATTCTGTGAGTGGTGTTGTTGACAGATGGTTGATTGTCTTTTTGTGTCTGTTCTGTTCGGTTATGAGGTGTTGTTGTGAGAGTTCTTGATCGGGCTTCTCGTGGTGTTCTTGCTCGTATTGCTGGTTCTGTGGTCGCTGGTCTGCTGGCTGTGGTTCTGGTTGCTGCTGGTGTGATGTTCGGGCTGCCTGCTCTGGGATTCTCGGTGTGGAGCGTGTCTGGTACCTCTATGGAACCAACATTTCGTGATGGAAGCATTCTGATGCTCAAGTCTTCTGGCAACAGTGTTACTCGTGGTGATGTTGTGGTGATTGATCGTCCTTCATCCTGGCACGTGGTTCAGGCATCTGTCACAGGTTCAGGAAAGAACGACAACACTGATAAGACCAGCAAGTCACTCGGTGCACGTCTCAGTCGTTCTGCTCTGCTGAAACGTGCATTTGCTGTTCCTGGCGACACCCTGTCTTTTAACGGCAAGGCGTTTCTAGTCAATGGAGATTTAGTGTACAGTACTGCTGATAACGACTACGAGTGCAGTGCTCTGCCTGCTGGCTGGTCGCATCGTTTGTCTGCCGATGAGTTGTTTGTGATGGGAGACAATGCTAGAGTGTCTCTTGATTCTAGGAAGGTTATTTGCACTGTTGGACCTGATTCTGAGGTGTCTCCATTTCTGTCAGTATCAGGTGTTCATGCTCACGGAAGTAGTGTTCTCAACTGGTGAGTACATGTTGTGTTAAAGTGTCAGGATGAGTGTTTAATCTGCTCTGGCAATTGCGTGATTTTATGGGAAATGGTACTGAGAGGTGTTTGCTGTGGCTGGTGATGAGTTGAGGCTGGTTCTGCTTCTTGACAAGTCGGAGCCGTGGTTGAACTACACTCGTAAGCAGGTTCTCTCTTCCTGGGGTGTTGACAATGACGATGATGTCACTGTTGCTGAAAACCTGTCTGTTGTTGGTACTCCTGACCTGTTTGGCGAGACTCCTGTCTGCACCATGTCGCTGACTGAGGTGGAGCAGGTGAAGTCATTGGTGAGCGACTTGGAGACTCTTGTCAAGGATGGCTCTCTTGCTGACAGGATGTCTGCTGGTCTTGTCATCATGTGCTCTGTGAATCGTAACTCAACAAAGAAGTTGGAGTCGCTGGTTACTCGTAATGGTGGAAGAGTCACCACAACCAAGGAGACCTCTAAGGATCGTTCACCTGCTGCTCTGAGGATGCTGAAAAGCCTGAGTATTCCTTCTGATGTCAAGAGTTTTTTGGTTGACTACGCTGGTGACGACTACTCTCTCATTATCCCATTGATTGAGGAATTAGGATCCGTCTCTCCTCGTCAGCAGCGTCTTGTGACTCTGGACAAGATTGAGTTGCGTCTTGCCAAGTCTGCTGGTTCTCTGACTCCATGGCAGATTGAGAAGCCCCTCTTGAAAGACAACGATCCAGATGAGACGATCAAGGTGTTTCGTCGTATCGTCAAGCACTCTCATCCTCTGCTAGTGCTTCGTGTGCTGAAGAACAAGATGCACCTGGCGTATCGTGTCAGTGCTCTTGTGGATTCTGGTGTGATGGACTTGGGACAGATTGCTGACTGTCTTGGTGTCTCAAACAACTACCCACTGAGGCTTGCTCATGACTTCTCCAAGGATTTCGGTGTGTCTCAGTGCCAGTGGTTTCTTGAGCAGATTGTAGATGCTGAGAGCAAGGTCACGGGAGCATCCAGCGCAGATCCTGTTACTCATGCTGAGATGACGCTTGTCAGAATGTGTTCCAGAATGAAGGCAGTTAGAAGATCTAAGCGTAGTCGCTGACTCCTTATCTTTCTCGTTAGAAGGCAACTCCTAGTGCAGGTCTGTCCGTTCTATTTTTGGTTGTGTGTTGTCTGCTCTCTTGCTGTTTGATTGATCTTGCGTTTTTTAGACCACTGATCTGATTTTCTTGCCTCACCTGATGCATCTTGTAGTTAAGATTTGTTCTCAGAGATGTTTTGTCGATACCTTTTTAGAGATCAGGGTGCTTCATAGATGGCTTTTGTTAACGCAGGATCAACCAGTAGCGCAGTAAGCAAGCAGGCTCAGATCAGACGTGAGAACCTGTCCAGGATTATGAATGATCCCTACATGGGTTACTCCAGTATCGCTGAGGCTACAGATGACTGCAAGGGTTCGTCACAGGTTGAGGTCATGTGCCGTCTGCTGAATCGTGAGAACCTGTTCATCTCTGGTCCTGCTGGTTCTGGTAAGACGACTGTCATCAAGCGTTTTGTGGACATGATTGATGCTGTCTATGGTGGTGTGTTCAACATTGCTGTTACCGCTACGACTGGTCTTGCTGCAACCAACATCGGAGGCAAGACGATACACTCATGGTCTGGTCTTGGAGTCATGGAGGAGCCTATCGACATTCGTGCTATGTACAAGTCCAGACAGAAGTTCTTCGCCTTGAAGGCGGCTTTGAGGCGTATTCGTTACTGTGATGTGCTGGTGATCGACGAGATCTCCATGCTGCACGCCTACTATCTGGACAACCTTGACAAGATCATGAAGCACGCTCGGAAGAACGATGATCCTTTTGGTGGTGTCCAAGTTGTCTTGCTAGGTGACTTCATGCAACTTCCTCCTGTTCCGTCCCAGAATCCTGTTGAGGGTTTGAACTATGGTTTCGCTATCCAGGCAGACTCGTGGAAGCAGGCTGGAATCAATCACTGCTACCTTGACAAGGTGCATCGTGCTGAGGACGAGAACTTGAAGCACCTTCTGCTGTGCATCGAGCGATCCAAGATGGACAGCAAGGCTAGAGCAGTTATTGAGAAGTGCAAGTCCAACAGCAAGGATAAGTCAAAGCAGTACACGACTCTGTTCACCACGAACATTAATGTTGACAGATACAACCAGAAGAAACTTGACGAGAATCCCAACATCTCACAGAAGTTCTTCCTGAGGAAGGTGTCTGGATCTGAGAAGGATCTTGAGAAACTCATCAAGTCGAACAACCTTCCTCCGCTGGTTGAGTTAAAGACTGGTGCTACTGTGATTGTGACCAGGAACATCACGGATCCTGATGGTGAGATTCTGGCTGCCAACGGCTCTGTGGGTCGTGTTAAGTTGCTTTCTCCATATAACGCCACTGTCAGGCTCAATGACGGCTCTTTGGTGACGATTGAGTACCAGTCTGCTACTGAGACGAAAAAGGTTACTGAGAAGGCTGAGGACGGCTCTGCTGTCACTATTGAGAAGCAGGTGGCTCAGGTTCTTTACCTTCCACTGAAACTGGGCTACGCGATCACTGTCCATAAGTCACAAGGACAGACTCTTGATGGGATCGAGGTTGACCTGTCACGATGCTTCACACCAGGACTTGGGTATGTCGCTCTGTCCCGTGTACGCAGTGCTGACAACATGGTTATCTCCAAGATCTCTGATGACGCCTTTGACGTGGATCCTCTGTCCAGGAAGATTAGTACCTATGTCAAGAAGAAGTCACTGGTATCTCGTAAGGAATTCACTGACAGGGTTGATGAGTACTCGCCTCTGCTTAACGACACTCTTGCGCTGAGTGAGCGCTGGGATGTCAGTACATCTGGTGTGATTCGTCAACAGATGGATGAAGGGTAACGTAACTTTTTGGTAAAGCATCGTCCATTGTGATGACATGAACCTCATCTGTTGGTATGATTAACCTTGGAAAACACTGAACGAGCCGATCTACTGACAAAAGAGGAGAGTTGATTCATGGCTGACACGAACAAGGACGCTGTTTCCCTGCCTAACCTGGATCCTGAACTGGCTGTGGATTCACAGGTGAGTGAGAACCAAGTCGGAGACGCAACACCAGCATCAAGGCGAGCAATTGTTGGTTCTGCTCCCACTGCTGGTACTCCTGATGACGGTGGTGCTGTTAACGTTGAAGAGAGTGATGACAGCCTGAATGGAGACCAGAGCGTTACTGACCTGGAGTCTGCATCGTCTGCTGATGATAGTCTTGCTCTTCCGGCGTTTGAGGACATCGCAGACGAGAATGACTCTCTGCCAGCACCTCCGCCTCCTTCTGTGTCAGACCTGGAGGATGTTGAGGATGTTTTTGAATCTGACGATCTGGACAGTGAGAGCGGAAATGCTGTTGACTCAGATGAGGTAAGCGATCCTGACAGTACTGTGGTCCTGGATGCTCTCAACGAGGACGGTTCTGTCTCTGGTGATTCTTCTCAGAAGGGTTCTCGTCTCAAGGAGACCATGAAGGCTTCTCGTAAAGAGGCTCGTAAGGCTGAGAAGCGCGCCAAGAAGATGAAGGCTGCTGGTTACACAGGAGTTGTTGTTCTGTCTGTTGGTGCTCTTGCTGGATTGTTTGCATTTGGTTGGCACCAGTACAAGAGCACTGTGTCAACTGTTCCTGCTGCTGTGTCCAAGATCTCAGCATCCAGCAAGGACAACTCTCTGGACCCGTGCCAGAAGTTCAAGCAGGCTGGGCTGGAGTGTAAGACCTCATGGAAGATTAAGGATGGTACCAAGCGAGGTGACCTTATCAGTCAGTCCGTCAAGGCTGGTCAGCAGGTCAAGCGTGGCTCTGGTGTGAACCTGGTCTACTCTGATGGGCCTTCTGAGACGACATTCCCTGAGGTTGTAGGCATGAGTCTTGATGACGCGAAGCAGGCTCTCTTTGAGGCTGGTGTGGACATTGAGGCAATCAACGTGGTTGAGTCTCCTGGAACAGCAGAGAACACTGTCACCAAGTCGTCCATTACAGCAGGCTCCAAGGTGACGAATGGTAACCCTGTGACTCTTGAGGTTGCTAACGGCAAGGTGTCTGTTCCCGACTGGAGCGGCAAGACGAAGGACTTTGTTGAGGCTGACGCCAAGAAGAAGGGAGTAAAGGTCAAGTTCATTGAGGAGGACAGCAAGAAGACTCCTGGAACCGTTCTCTCTCAGACTCCTAAGGCTGGTGAGAGCGCGTCATCAACTGAGGTTGTAGTCACCGTTGCCAAGACTGCTGATACCAAGGAACTGACTGTTCCTGATGTTGTTGGCAAGTCAGTAGAGAACGCTCAGAGCGAGTTGGCTGCTACTGGATTCCAGAAGATCTCAACCGTGAAGGTGGCTAACTGCGCAGTCTCCTCATCTCAGGTGACTCAGGTAGTTCCAGCAGCAGGATCCAAGACCGCGAACACGACTGACATCACCATCATTGTGTCAGATCCTGACACCAAGTGTGGTAACTAGATTCTTTTCACCCGCAACATTCTTACAGCACTTAACTTAGGAGTGTTGCGGGTGATTTGTGTGCTGAGCGCCACATAAATCATTGCTTATCAAAAACTTACGTTAATACCGATTGTTTTATTGCAATCTGTTATATGACTTAAGGGTTTAATATGACTCAGTGATATTGACTCAGCATATTTTCAGCAAGGGGACATAAGGGAAGAGAAAAAGAAAATCTTTCCACAGTTACTCAAAGCAGAATGGGTGGCACAACAAGATCCCAAACTACTATGGAGGACAGGAACGCCCGACCACAAGTTGGACAATCCTCTGTGAAAGGTAAATTTTTAAAGACTCATGACAGAAACCAAGCAGAAGCACAACAACAAGAAGTTCAGCAAGATTCTCGTTGGTAGCGCAGCAGTCAGTGCTGTAGCAACCATGTCGATGGCTAGTGGTGTCGCTGTAGCAGCATCGTTTGATGAGAACACTGCCCCAAATACAGATGACACTGCCTCACAAAAGCAGTCTGAGGCGGGTAAGCACAAGGATGCCAACTCCTACACAGCAACCATTTACGCGACTGGAACAGACGGTGCCAAGCCGGTTCAGGTAGACACCTCCTCAACAACCGTTTCTGAGGCTCTGGACAAGGCTGGTCTTGACGTCAATGACTTCAAGAGCGCGGACGGTAGGGCTGTTGACGCTAACCATACTCTCAGTAATGGCGAGAAGATGCTGCTGTTCAAGAACGAGGTATCAGAGGCCAAGACTGAGACCGTCTCTATCCCAGCACCAGAGACCAAGAAGGAGTCTGCTGACCTGTATGTTGGTGAGACCAAGGTTGAGTCTGAGGGTAAGGCTGGTCAGGCAATTAAGACCTCTGTCTCTGTCAAGGACACTGCTGCTGACGCCAAGGTGAACAAGAACTCATCCAAGGTTGCTGACTCCTCCGGCACCAAGGAGAACATCACAGTCGTCACTCCTCCTGAGGCCAAGGTTGTTCTTGTTGGCACCAAGGAGAAGCCTACTGAGACGGTTCAGAGCACCCCATCTGGTTCCAGTGCAGAGGCAGATGCTGCTGAGGCCGCTGGAATTGCCTCTGTGACATCCACCAGCAAGAGTGGTGCAAGTACGTCCAGCAATTCTCTGAACAGTGTCTTGTCTTCCACAAGTTCTGATGGCGCCAAGGCTGTTGAGATTGCCAAGGCTCAGGTCGGCAAGAACTATGTCTGGGGCTCTGCTGGTCCTGACTCCTTCGACTGCTCGGGTCTGGTCTACTATGCCTACACCAGTCAGGGTTACGACATTCCTCGGACAGCCTACGAGATTGGCTTGTCAGCCAAGCAGATCAGTCGTTCAGAACTTCAGCCAGGTGACATCCTGTACACCTCAACCCACATCGGTATCTACATGGGTGACGGCAAGGTCGTTCACGCCGCAACCGAGAGCCGTGGTATAGTCATTGACAGCATGGACTACTTCTCTGGATACCAGGCAGCCAGGATTGCTCGATAACTCCTGATACTGAACTGGTATCCACCAACTAAATACACTGAACACCCTTGAATCATCTGTTCAAAACATGATTAAAGGGTGTTCTTCTTTTGTGAGATAGATCGCCATTTACTGATTCGACAAACTCAGCATCTGTAGAGTATGATTGACTTCATGAGCAAGAATGACACCAACCAGAGCAACGACCCTACTATCTCAGAGATTACCTACAAGGGCAACCAGAAGCCCTACAATGTGCATGACTACCTGCGTAATCTCAGCGTTGAGGAGATTAACAGTTTTCTAGACAAGGATCGTTCGCCTATGGTGTCAGTCTGCCTGAACCTGACGAACGACTTCAACAAGGCGTCAATCATTCGGGCTGCTAACGCCTTTCTTGGTAGCGAGGTCTACATGATTGGCAAGCGTCGTTATGACAAGCGTGGCGCTGTGGGGACCTACCACTATGAGCATATTAAGCACTGCTCTGAGTTTGGTCCTGTTGCTGAGCACCTTCGTCAGAACGGTTACACTCTGGTTGCTGTTGACAACATTCCTGAGTTCAACCCTCAGAATGTCTATGACGCTGAGATTCCTGAAAAGGTGGCGTTCGTCTACGGCGAAGAGGGATCTGGGATTCCTGCTGACATCATCAAGGAGTGTGACATGATGCTCTACATTCCTCAATATGGAAGTGTTCGCTCACTGAACGTGTCTCAGGCCGCCGCTGTCATGATGAGCGAGTACAACAGGCGTCATCGTCCTCGCTGACAAGTTCATCCACAAGTCAGTCAGTTGCTCATAGCAGAACCAACCTTGGTTAAGATGAGTAGAGTTGCATATCTCTCTTACTTTGTCAAGGTTGGTTCTGCTTTATGGTCAAGATTGCTCATCTCAGCGACATCCACGCTGGATACACTGCTACAAGACACCTGAACAGTCAGGGTATCAACATCCGTGAGGCTGACGGGTACGTTGCTTTATCAAGGATCGTCTCTGACTGCATCAAGCACGAGGTGGATCTGGTTGTCATTGCTGGAGACACGTTCCACACGTCAACACCAAGCATCAGGACCATCATCTTTGTACAGAATCAGTTCAGGCGACTGGCTGCTGCTGGTATTCCTGTGTACGCTCTTGCTGGCAATCATGACACCGATGACATCCGTGCCAACATTGCCGCATCCAGAGTTCTTGACGACCCTCTCAGAGAGATACACTCGCACGCTGAGCCGTATGTCGTTCATGAGGTCGCTGACGGAGTGAACCTGCACATGGTGTCACATCACATGTATATGGATCAGGCTATGACGATGCCTGACATCAAGAGTATTCCTGGGTCTATCAATATTTTTACGACACATGGTTCAGTGATTGATCCTCTCCTTGAGATGAAGTTGCACACTGAGCAGTCCCCAAGAGAGATTGTCATTCCTGACTGGTTACTGAAGGAGAATGACTGGGACTACATCATGCTTGGTCACATCCATGAAAGAGGGTGGGTTGGATCAGCAGATGGTATCACTGACACCTCTGGCACCAGGATCTTTTACAACGGCTCTGTCATCAGACGTGGTTTTGCTGACAAGCCGTGCAAACTAGGTCGAGGGTGGACACTCTGGACTATTGGTGACGATGGCTCGTTCACGTCTGAGATTATGACTGTTCCACAGCGACCACAGTACGACTTCGCTCCTATTGACGCCAGTAACCTGTCTGCGTCAGAGGTCACAGACAAGGTGATTGAGAACCTTGTTTCCACCCAGCCAGAACAGGGCGCTGAGTTCATTACTGCCACTGCACCACTTGTCAGACAGAAGATTGAGAACATCACGCCAGGCAAGAAGGCAGCACTTGATTTGAGAGCCATCAGTGCTAATGCTGCCCACACATTGCACTGGGATATGCCATCATCATTCATGTCACGATCAGAAAACTCGTCTGAGAACAGCAAGAAGGTGTCTGAGGACAGAACAGGTAAGAGCAATGCTGACCTTCTGAAAATCTATGACGAGTGGATTGAGGACTCCAACACACTTGATGGCATCTCTGAGGACATGAGAGAGAATGTCTCCAGAAAAGCACGTGATTTCGTCAGAATGGGTCAGGAGGAAGTTCTTTCAGCAGAATAAGTTAACAAGAATTACACTTGATTCTTCTGTTAAATACCTGCTTTAGGATATTTTAGCCCGTCTATTTGTAACTTGAGAGCATTTTTATACAAAACCTTTGAAGGAATAAACAAAACATATGACTAGACAAAAGTACAAGCCTCGCCATAAGAAAGAGACCAAGAGTTTTGTAAGCAGCAGTACAAGAAATGTTGTTGTATCAACTGCTGCAGTGTCAGCATCTCTGCTCTCACTTCCAGTTAACGCCTCTGAAAGCACTCAGGCTTCCTCTGCATCTGCTGTGTCTGGTCTACCAAGCTCCCTGTCTGAGTCCACAAAAGACCTGTCTCAGACATCCTCAGAGGAGATTCCGTACAGCACACGAGTGGTTGAGGATCCAGATCTTCCATCTGGAGTGGAGACAGTTGTTCAAGAAGGTAAGAACGGAATAAAGGCCACCTGGACCGGTACAGACAAGTCCAGAGCAAAAGGTGGTCAACTATCCGCAGTAAGAGTCAGGAATGACAGCATCCTGTCTCTTCCTGTTGAACGTGTTGTTCGTCAAGGAACTAAGACTGAGGTCATCAACGGGATTGCTGACAAGGTTGCTCAGTCAGAGGCAGAGATTCTTGCTCAGAAGGAGAGAGACAAGGCCGCTGAGGCTGAGAGACAAAAGAATGAGCAGAAGTCAACAGATGTAGACAATACTACAGGTAGCCCTGAAGACAACAAGACGACTAATAAGGACAGCAGCGACAAGTCATCACAAGTCATCACCACTATCACAGGAGAGAAGACCGACTGGATGAGGGCTGCCGGTATTCCTGAGTCAGACTGGCAGTATGTTGACTACATCATTGAGCACGAGTCTGGTTGGAACTATCGTGCTGTTAACGCCTCCAGCGGTGCTACAGGAGTTTGTCAGGCTCTTCCAGGAAGCCGTATGGCTACTGCTGGAAGTGACTACTTAGACAATCCTGTGACACAACTCAAATGGTGCCATAGTTATGCCAATGAGCGCTATGGCGGCTGGCAGCAGGCTTACAATGCATGGAGATCTCAGAACTGGTGGTAAGGTTGCTTTCAGGTTATTGTGTTACTTTTATTACACAACTGAAAACAAATCACACAAGATAGAGGAATAGTTCAAAGCATGAGTTTTACAATAAATCAGTTTGATGAGTCGTTGGGTGAGTTCAAAACTGTTGAAATGGGTCTGAGTCTTGGCGAGGTGAGGCAGTCGATTCTTGACAGGATTCGTGAGGATCTGCACTGGGAGGAGGAGAACGGGCTTGACTGGCGTACTCGTGTACTTCATCACGCCACTGACGATCATGCTGCTGATGGGGCTTACAGGGCTGCTGACAATATGCTCTACAGTATGAGTGAGACAGACATTGCTGGTCCATGGTCGTTCAGGACTCAAGGACGGGTAGAGATAGTTTTCGAGGATGATGAGTAACAATGAATGAAGAACAGAGTAAGGCTGAGCAGACACTGGTCGTTATTGCCAGTGTGGCTGCTCTTGTTGCTGTGCTGCTTGCTGTTGGTGCATCACTGTTGGTTCTCTCTCACAAAGACACTGGTCAGGTGATGACGCCTGCAAGTCCTGGATCTGCTCCCTCTGTGATTGCTGAACACAATGGTGTATAGATCATCACAAATCTGTGTACACTAAACTAAATCAGTTTCAATACATTTGTTTTGTTCTTTTTTGTAGCACAGCAAACATACAGAAATTGATTTATCTTAACTGAGGAAGGTTGTTCTCTGGATGCAGTTCGTAATAGATGAGTGGCCTTGGGGTCAGCCTTTCCCTAAAGGTTCTGGTAGAGCAAAAGGCTGGTGGGACAAGAGTATCGGGTTCCACATCTACAGTGCTCCCACTCTACCTCGTGAACTCAGGCCGTACCACTGCAAGGACTTCTCACTGGGCAGGTGGTACGAGGACGAGATCAACAACGCCGTCATGCCTGTTACTCCGTCTCAGACTCAGTACACTCCTAAGGACCACCAGAACGAGGGTGCTGATGCCATTATCCGAGCCTACAGGAACAATGAACGAGGGTTTCTTGAGGCTGATGGTACAGGTCTTGGAAAGACGCTGACAATCCTGTCTGCTGTGTCCAGGATTGCTGAGAGTGAGAGTTATGGCAGGCGGCCTGAGGAGAAGGCCAGGGTGCTGATTGTTTGCCCTAAGTCTGTCATTGCTCACTGGAGGCAGACTATCAGATCGTACTCCAAGGCTCTTGCGTTCACTCATCCAATGATTGTGAACTACCAGAAACTAGGTAAGTTGCTCAAAGAGGAGTCTGCTACTGAGAAGAGTTATCGTGCAACTGGCGGTACCAAGTCCTCCAGATCCAAGGCCAGGAAGACAGTCAAGAGAAAGAAGAGCGCTAAGCGTGCCAACAGGGATCTGGCGAGAAGGGGTGTGCCGAGAACTGACTGGGACTTCATCATCTTTGATGAGGCTCACCTGCTGAAGAACTACCCAACCTCCAACACGTCTCTGGCTGCTGCCTCTCTGGCAAGGCTGGAGCAGAGACACACACCCAAACAGGACGGCTACCACGCCAGAACACCGTTTGTCATCTACTCCACAGCAACACCTGGAGCCTCCCCGCTGAACCTGTCTGTCATGTCTGGAATCATTGCTCCACACATGAACTCAGACAGTAAAGGTGAAACCAGTTCTGCATCATCTTCAGGTGCATCAGCAAACCGTTTAGCATCAAGCACATCAAGATCTAGAACCTCTGCATCAAGAGGGCAGTCTTTCACCACCCCGTCAAAGTGGGGGCAGTTTCTTGCTGACCACGGTTTTGCTGTGTCCAGGAGCGACAAAGGTGAGTGGTCCTGGGCGACTGTTCCGTGGTGGGGTAAGACGAGCAAGGATCCTGCTGAGAGAGCCAAGTACCTGAAGGCTGAGAAGCAGGTCAAGGCCAGACAGAGAAAAGACAGCATGGCTATTGGCAGGGCTCTTAAAAACCCTGATGCTCCATTCATCAGAAGGAGTCCAAAAGACATTGCTGGATGGCCTGAGCAGCAGGTGATCCCGTTCCCTATCAGTATGACTCCTGAGCAGGGAAAGATCTATGAGACTGTCTGGTCCAGGTTCAGGAAGTTCCTCAACCTGGCTCCGTCAAGCCGTGACCCTAAGACTGCTCTGGTTGAACGACTCAGGTACAAGCAGAAGTCTACTCTGCTCAAAGTGGATGAGATGGTCTCGTTTGTTGCTGAGCAGGTGACTTACGGTAGTCAGGTGTTTATTGCTTGTGAGTTCATGGAGACAATAGATCGCTATAAGGAGATGCTTGAAGCACAGAGGATCAGTGTCACTGAGATCAGCGGTCGTGTCACTGGAGCAGACCGTGAAGAGTCAAGACTGAGGTTCCAGAAGGGTGAGGCCAAGGTGGTTCTGTGTACTGTTCCTGAAGGTATCTCTCTGCACGCTGGGGAGACTCTTCCTGATGGGACTAAAGCGACCAGTGCTCCAAGAATCACTATCTTGCATGACATCAGAGACAACAACGTCACCAACGATCAGATTCTTGGTCGTGCACACAGGGACGGGCAGAACTCCATCACCTATGTTCCTTATCTTGAGGACACGGTTGACATGAAGGTGATTGACTCATACGTCAACAAAAGGTCCAACATGAACCAGATGACTGGTGATGATGACGCTGAGGCGTATGAGAGAATCTTCAGGCGGGCTGCTCTGTCGTCAGGGAAGTAGGAGCAGGACAAGAACAGTTCAGTCCGCAAGAGAAATACAAGTAAGATCCAGGTGCAGAGATGTGAAAAATAATCTCTGCACCTGAGTTCTTTTCTGTGTATTTCTTGTTGTTGCAAGCACTTTAAGTGCCTGCAAGCACTATATAAAACACCTTTACGAAGATGTGACCCAGATCACTGAGATTCTGACTTGACACTGGTTTCATGATGGTGCTAGAGTTGAGTCATCACGAGGTCAGAGAAACGACCGATGTGGTTGAAGGTCAAGGAACTAGACACCTGATAACTTGAAAGTTCTCCTGCTGGTAAAACAGAGGAGAAGTCAGAGTCAGAACAGGAGATAAGGAACTGAGACCAAGACCACAAAGGATGGACTTGACAAGGTTCAGACATCTCTGATATTGTGGAACCACAAGCCGACAAACAAGCAACCAAGTGAGGAGGTCGGTAAGATGAATACGAACATTAAGAACATGTTCAAACAACTGAATATTCACAGTACCGATCTCTGGTGCTTTGAGCGACAGCGACCATATATAGAGTCGCAAGTGCTCATCGGGTACAGGCCCGGTCGGCGATCTAAGTCCTCGTTCTGAGGCAAAGGATCCAACCAGGTCAGACTCCCGGAAAGCACCGGTCGAGAACAAGTGAAAATGACTGTGACACAGTTCACAGCAAGAACCACTTGACAGAAACGACCTGAGAGATTTAGGATTGAGACATCAAGACGCGACCGAAACAGTCAAGTCCAGGATACTCAAGAAGTCAAAGTGTTCACTAAGGACCCACCGCGCTGGTGGCGAGGTTGAGCAAAGACTGGTAGAGTAGACGACGGGCGAGTCTGGTAAGGTCAAGAATCTTGAAGAACAGTCCTTCTGTGTGACTAGAGGCTCAGGATCCTTATCCCAAAGGTGAGTGAACCGGCGGTCATGACAGAACCAAACTTCATACAGGACCACCCGCACCCAAGGTGGAGGAAGACTTAAAGAGGTTGCCCCAATCAGGAGGGCTCGTAGATAGGAAAATCCTGTGTCTGGAAGCGACGCCAGTCCGTGTGAGAGTCACGCCAAAGGCTCTCATGCAATGTGCAAGGGCTGGCAGGAACTCTGAGGCATTGTCGTGATGACAAGGTTAAGGAACCAGTTTTCGGGCGCCCCTCATGGGGAATACAAGATCTTATTCTGGAAGGATAGGGTACTACTGACTGTAAGCACGTCATCACAGGACCAGCGGCAGCAAGACCCCATAACCCATCCAGAATTACACAGGGAATCTGGTTGCAAATGAGGCACCCTGTGAAAGCACACATTGCCGAGTAGTTTATACAAGGTTAAAACACCAGAGACGATAAGTTTCTGGTAAACGGGTTCAAGTCCCGTATCGGCAACGATGATGAGCACTGAGACGGAGCGTAGTTCAACGAGAACATCTTGCAGACCACAAGAAGACTCAGGTACAGTAATCCTGACGCCCTACCTCAGGTCAGGTAGTCGAAACTGGCTCAGTGGCTCACCATTCTTCACAAAAAGAACCACAACACAACAAAAAAGAGAGTGGTTGTGGTATTCGGGATATGGCGCAGTTTGGTAGCGCGCATGTTTCGGGAACATGAGGTCGCAGGTTCAAATCCTGTTATCCCGACGACAAGAGTACTAAAAGCGTAATACTGACAATTCGCACAATAGATTGTCAATAATGCGTTTTTAAAACTCTTAGCATTGTCACGGTAAAGCGTAATTGGTAGCGCGCTGGTCTGTAAAACCAGTCTGAAAGGTCTGTGGGTTCAAGTCCCACCCGTGGCACCATTCTCCTGTAGTTCAATGGCAGAACAGTTGGCTGTTAACCAATTAATTCAGGTTCGAGTCCTGACGGGAGAGCCAAACACAAAACACAAGTTGTATACAAAAAGTCTCATCAATAAATGAGATAAAAATATGTACAACTATTCATGCTCCTGTGGTGGAATGGTATACACAGCAGACTTAAAATCTGCCTCCCTCACGGGATTAAGGGTTCGAGTCCCTTCAGGAGCACTTTTGTTCACTGAGAACACAATGGTGTATGTGGTGGAATGGTATACACACCAGGTTGTGGCCCTGGGTCCTTTGAGGACAATGCGAGTTCGAGCCTCGTCATACACCCTGATACTGGATGACAAGCCTCCCCCCCAAAGGGGGCGAAATCATCTAGCAGTCAAAAAGTCTTGAGTTGAAGAGACGCGAGTGAAAATCTCGTCAATCCCACATACGGGGTTGTAGTTTGCGAATGCGGAAAGTGCATGTGCAATAGGGATGTGGACCGCAAGTCCAGGAGAGCAAGAAATTGCAGCACTACTCTCCTCAGTTCCCCGCAAGGGAGCCATCTTTATGTAGTATCCGACGTCACTAAAATACTTCAACACAAGTAACTCAATTGGCGTGTGGCGCAGTTGGTTAGCGCGGCACTCTGATAAAGTGCAGGTCGTGAGTTCAAATCTCACCACGCCAACTACAAGATGGAGAAAATGGCAAAATTGGTTATCCAGCCGCCTCGAAAGTGGTGCCTGTAACAGGGCTGGGGGTTCGATTCCCTCTTTCTCCGCCATGAATGAAATGCCAGCAAACGACTGAACAACAACATTTTCAGTGCACGCATTCATCAATTGCCCATGTAGTTCAACTGGATAGAACACTCCGCTACGGACGGAGAGGGAGCCGGAAGGCCATTGGGGGTTCGAGTCCCTCCATGGGCACCATATATTTTCTTTTGTAACTGACAAAAAATGCCTGTTGCAGACAGAGAAAAATATGCCGCCATAGTGTAACGAATAACACGTGCTCGTCCGAAGGGCATATTCCGGGTTTGACTCCCGGTGGTGGCACGACTGAGAACATCTTGACACATGTTGTGTGAGTGTTTTCTCATTTGGTGGGTTGGCCGAGCGGTTAGGCGAGCGCCTGCAGAGCGCTTTTACACCAGTTCAAATCTGGTACCCACTTCTGCGGAGTAGAGGAGTTCGGAGTCCTCGCTGGGCTCATATCCCAGAGAATCTACAGCGAGTGTTGTAGTGTCGCGGGTTCAAATCCCGCCTCCGCCACTAGTCGATTCCTTGTGAAAGGTGTTGACTTAGCAACTCTAATCCTACTATAAGAGTTGCAAAGCAATCAGTGAAACAGGCAAGTGGACAGCAGTGCTTCTAGGGCGTCTTGAGAATATTCTCTAGATACAGGTGAATTGTAGTTACTTGTCGTCATTCCTAATTGTGTAAGACCCTAGCGCTCTTTTAAAATCCTTTACCTATATTTGATTTTAAAGCATGTATGAGCAACCACCTGTACGGCTTCTGTATAAACCCAAAAGCCTATGTTGATGTAGGATACATGTGACAGGTGGACAATGGTCGTGTAACTCAGTTGGTAGAGTACCTGAATGACTCTCAGGTGGCCGCAGGTTCGAGCCCTGCCACGACCACGGAAGGTAAGCGAATGGTTAGCAGCCGCTTTGGAACAGCGGTGCTCTGATAAAGGGTTGCGGGTTCGATCCCCGTGCCTTCCGCCATTGGCACATCATATGAAGACAACATGGATGAATTAGAGAGTAGTGATTTGAGTAAAATTTACTCTCACTTCTTCTACATGCGACCATACATCTTGCATATGTGACCACAAACACACTGAACTTGAGTTGACATGCTCTTGGATGGTGTGCTAGGATTGAGTCATCAAGCAAGGGAGTTGACAACCCAGTCATCTTCTGGTAGACTTTCTTGCACATGTTGTTTGAGAACTAGATAGTGGTTTGCCAAGAATGCTGACTTAGCTCAGTTGGAAGAGCATCCGGTTGAAGCCCGGAGCGCAGAGGTTCGATCCCTCTAGTCAGCACTAACAGGCATGGCTGATAAGTTCGGGCGACCGGATGAAAGACTGCTCAGAGGTTAGGGGCAGTCGCCTTGGATCCCCATGAGGGAATGAGGTACCCCATGCAATGCGAACGGTCCAACGCATGTGTCATCAGCGTGGCGCATGGACCCCTAAGCGCAGTCGCAGGTCCAATGGAGAATTCTGAGGACACGGTACGGCTCAGTACCTCAATGCGACCAAGGCGACAAGGTTGACTGTTCGTAAGGCGATGCTGGTACTCCTTTGTGGGTGTCAGCGAAGTCCGAGACCCTGCTAGGTCAAGGGCGACAGCCATCGAGTACATGAGCGGGTAGGATGGCCCAGGAGTGTGCAGGAATGACACGGGTAGCACCAAGTCTAGGGAGTGTGAGGATTTTTGTGGGCCAAAAGCCTATGAACCTCTAGGGAAGCACATTCTCATAACCTTTACATGTTTTCGCAAAAGACTTCCCTGATTACTGGATGAAAATGTCCTAAACCTGACGGCCGTATGGTCAAGTCAGGCTGGATTGAGATCGCAAGTCTCATTCTGGTTGGGTAGTTGGAGGTGCAGCCCAGCAGGTAGCTCCTGTTGAGTGAAACATCCCACCCGAGTAGTCCACAGTAATCTACAGAGTGATTCACTTAAAGAATCGGGCATGACGTTCTATCATGGTACGCCTGGAAACAGGGTACTGTGTGGACAAGCAGGCAACGCGGTAAACGCGGTAATCCTGACGAAAGGAACGTTGGATAAAGATGTAGTCTCAGTCTTTTCAAAACAACTATTGGCCCTATGGTCCAGCCAGGTTAGGACGCCTCCCTGTCACGGAGGAGAGCGCCGGTTCGAATCCGGTTAGGGTCGCCTTACTAAAACAATTGGCCTATAACTCAATTGGCAGAGTGACTTGCTGTTAACAAGTTGGTTGAAAGTTCGAGTCTTTCTAGGCCAGCGCAAATGATCACCCGGTTTGAGAGACCGTACTAGCCAAGCACAGTCGAATAGGTTGGTGATCGCCTGACTCGTGTGCTGCGTGTCCTGAGTGTGCTCTCAACATGCTCGCAGTTACTTACAGTCTGGTCCTGAGGATACGACCAGGTTTCTTGGAGGGTTCGCATAGCCAGGTTTATTGCGCTCCCCTGCTAAGGGAGTAGGGCCTAAAAACCCTCATGGGTTCAAATCCCATACCCTCCGCCATCACACATGCAGCAAACATGTGTGAAATGCCCTGTTGGTCTAGTCTGGTTAGGACGCCTCCCTCTCAAGGAGGAGAACACCGGTTCAAATCCGGTACAGGGTACGAGACGCAGATGAGGACTCCATCAACGGTGCTTAACTAGCCGGGGGTCTGCGCGGGTGCCCTCTGTCATCAAAATCGCCTTTCTGTGAGGTCAGGGAGTAGTTACCCTGGGGCAGAAGGAAGGAATGGTGACATGGTTTCATATCCTGTCCTCCACGTTCGCAGCAGATTCTTTCAAGGGTACCTAATTTGGGAGAATTGAGTCCTCCGGGATGTGTGACTGGGACGTGAGACCTCATGAATGTTCTAGACAGGAGGTCGTCTGGTGCTAAAGAAGATAGATGCAAAATAGGTGCACTATGCTGGTGCAAGTCCAGCCACCAGATCTATCCGATAGAAACCCTGGCGGCTTTGTGTGCAGTGCCGCGCTACCCAGGGCTCGCTTTTTCAGAGAAGAGTGCCGGGCTGCCTTCATTCTTTAAACAAGAGTGGAGGTATTGATAGCCATTTTCTGAAAATGCTAGGGCAGGCTCGAAAACTGTACACAATTCATGCCCCTATAGCTCAATTGGTAGAGCAGCGGACTTTTAATCCGATGGCAGGCGTAATAGCCGATTGTGGGTTCGAGTCCCACTGGGGGTACTGCTTCAGATCTTTCGTTATAATGTGAATTATGAACAAAGATTTGAAAGTATGCGGCATCTACGGCATTTTTGACACACTTACAGGAGAATGCCTCTATGTAGGCCAGTCAAAGAATATTCATGAACGCCGCCAATCTCATTTCAAACGTCTTCGTGGCGAAAGACACCTTAAATCATTTACAGAATGGTTTGTCGGTATTGGGAAAGATGAGTCCAGATTGGATCTCAGGGTTCTTTGTAGATGTCTCGACAATGATGACGTCAAGAACAAACTTGAAATCTTCTGGTTCAATGAACTTCACCCAAGATTCTATGGTGCTGTCCCATCTATTAATAACAGGTGGTCACATTCCGAGGAGACCAGAAAGAAGATTGCTAGAAGAACGTGTGAGTCTGAGCGACTTGGAAAGCATTATACGTGTGCAGTATACTACTATACATGCGTAGTGTGCAACAAGTTTTTCTCCTCGTCAAGAAGGAAACGTGGGAAACACGCTCTTTGCTCCAAAGAATGCATGAGAGTACACCACCTCAAAATGGACACTCTTGACTACAACAAGGTCAAAGACCTGTATGAGTCTGGTGTCACTCAGGTGAAGATCGCGAAAATGTTTGGGGTGTCGAATGCTACTGTTGCCTGCAGCCACACAGATCCTTTATAATTCCTTGACTTGTAACATCACTCACTCTGTGTTATAATACACTATATAGATGCTACTAGTCAACCCGTTCCAGAGGAGGTGAGCCTGTGAGGTTCTACGACACAGTAACCAGATACAGGTTCACCGCAGATAGTGGGGTTGATGCTGATTTAGTGAGTGCCGACCTGGCTCAGATGGTATCTTGGATGGCTGAGGCGGAACGAGAAGTACTTGCCAGTACAGAGTTCCATGATCTGGCACTGCAGGTCTTGGAAGGCGACAAACCAACTGGCTCCTTGAACTCCTGGGGGAGGAAGAGGCTATCTCGTTACGACTTTGAGTTTCAGAAGCACAATA